GATCGTCGGCGTCCTGAGTTCATCAAGAACCTCCAAAGAAAGTTGAAGAAGGGAACCTACATTCCCAGTGCTTCTGCGAAGCTTTGGCTCTACCTTGTGGATGAGGCAGCCAAGAAGTACATTCGTGAGATGGGTCGTCCTGGGGATAGGATTGATACCATCTTCACTCTGCCAACCCGTATGATGGTTGCAGCCAAGCTCGTTGATATCTTTGAGGAAGAGTACGCCTCAAGCGAACCGGAGTTCATGCCAGAAGGCAAAAGAGGAAAGCCATGAAGAACAGCAAACCAATTACCAAAGAGAGGCTCTCGGAAGCCCTCGCCAAGGCAGCTAAGCTGGCTCTCCTTGAATCCAAGGACTCTGGCGTTGGTTCCTATGCCGAAAAAGTTGACAAGCTCGTCGAGGAAATGATCGAGAAGGTCGACAAGCTTGCCCAGGAAGGCGAGGAGATGACCCAGGACAACCCAACGCATGACTACGCTATCCAGGAGAGAAATCACCTTGTGATGGCCCGTGTTGGCATCCTGAAGGCAATCAAGGGTCGGTTGATCCAGGTTGTTGAGGATCTCTACCGGAACGTTTGATACATTGTCGGGAATAACCGTTAATCATCACGGTATGACGACAAATAATCAACCAACTCCGCCAGCACCAACAACACCAAGCTCGTACTCCCCGCTGAATAGCATGGATTTGAGTCAGTTCTACGGATCTCGCCTCACTCTCCCAACATTTGGGACAGCGGGCTATATCCCAAAGAATGGGTACTCGCTTCCTATTTTTCGCAGGATTGACAATCTTGTGGGCAAGGTCATTTCAAAGGTCTCGAATACCTTGAATGCCGTTGACAGTGCTATTGCCAACAATCCAGTGGTTCGGAAGTTCATCGAGATTCCTGCCGACAACCAAGTGACCTACATGCTCAACAAGAAGGTCGTTGAAGCGACAGTGAAGAGCTCAATGATCCGCCAGCGCCAGATTACACTTTGCGAAAAGGACCTGGAGAATGGGCAGAAGCTCAAGTTCGAGTTCACAGCAGCCAAGGTTGCCAAGCTTCAAGAGTCGATTGCCGAACTCGAAGCGAGGCACAAGAAGCTGGTTTCTGCTCAGTCGTGTGAGTAGTCCTCGACAGACCCTCCGTTGGGTGTCATGGTGACCTTGACTCCATCGCCGTAGGTCTCCTCGACAACCATCGAGAACTCGTTGAGGAATCGCTCAAATTCATTGATCTTTTCCTCAATCGCAAGCAGCTTGAGTTCTACGTCGGATTTTTCATCCTTTTTTCTGATATCGTAGGTTGAGAACTCGAAGCTCTCATCGTCGTAGTCGTAGATGCTATCACCGCAAGCATCAGCGAACTGCTGGTCCAACATTACACGGGGTTCGTTGATGCCGAACTCACATGGATCTCCGTCATTGAAGTGCGGCGTGTACTGGGTCCAGACAACCCCCTTGACTTCAGGAAAGTCGCTGAAGAGTTCAGCGGTTAGACCGCGGAGCACGGCGCCAAACTCCTTGCGGATCGTCTTCTCGTACTCCTTGCGGAGGTTCTGGACTCGCTCGATTCTTTCTTTGGTTTCCTTGTTCATTGTGCCTTATCTGTGTCCTTTGGTTCTTCTTGGCAAGTGGCAGAGGAAAAAATTGATTTGGTGGCTAGCTTGCGGAGGCTCACCATTGCTTTGTTTGAAGCAGTCCGCATTTCCTTGACAACTGCGGCATCCAATGGTGCTTTTGTGGCTTCCGCTAGGAGCTCGTTGAGCTTTCCGATAAGGACGATTGTGTCGGTGAGAGTGGTCTCATCATCGAAATGTGGAAATGGGAGAGGTTGAGAACGGAAGAAGAACTTCGATGCCCATACCATTACGCCATTTTCGTCAAAGAACGCAGCACTGGTGTGATTTTCGTCAACCACCAGGACGTTAGGTGGGAATTCCTTGGTTTGGATCATGTTTTTGAAGGCAAAGAGCCTTCCGACCATCGGCTTGTACGCTGCTGTCATAGCCACACATCATAGCCCTCAAAGATCAGCACGTTTACTCGCGTGGTGCCTTCTGTGCGAACAATGTGACCGAGGTACATTCCCACAGGAGCCGCCGTGTTGAAGCCAACCTTGATCGTGTTCCCGAGGTTTCCGGCAGTCTTAGAGACCTCTTCCATTGGAGGGTTGTAGAACCTGGAACCATTGACTTCCTTGGCATAGGGTCGGAGACGTTGTCTCCACTTCACCTTGTGCTCGGAAAGTAGGTACTGAACCAGAATGCCCTTCCTGCGAGGATGGTAGTCGGTCTCCAGGAGGTTCCAGTCGGGTCCAAGCTTCCAAGTTCCATCAACATGGACAAGGCCCCCAAAGATGAACCCAGGCTTGATTGCAGCCAGCTCGGAGAAGGTGAAGGCCCTAACTTGCGGGTCCGTTGTAGTAGGGATTGACGATGTCATCGACTCTGACCAAGTAAACTCTCTCTTCAAAAATGACCTTGTAGAACCACCGCGACATACCCTGCATGATCTCGATGTACATGGGATCTGAGACAATCAAGAAGAATTCCCCTTTGTCAAAGTTTCCCGCATAGGCATTGTCGAGCCATAGCACTCCAGGTCTAACAGAGATGCCAAGGGAACCCTTTCCAACGAAATGTGGGTTGCTAGGGGTCAATTTCACGAAAGTAGTTCTCTACCGACGAAACGAGGTCTCGCCCAATTGAGTAAACCTTGTAGTAGGCTGAAATGCCAAGCTGGTTGCATTCCCTGCTTGGATCATCAACCATACACTCTTTTCCGACAAGTTTGCAATCCCTACACTGAATCTTGCAGAGGAAGTAGATCGGGTTGTCGGTCCAGTGGTAGTTCTCGCGGTCTTTTGGCTTTTTGTTCCATTTTTTCCACACCAACTTTGCGAGGTCAATGTCAATCATTGACACCCAGCGGTGGTTGCCTTGAAAGCAACGGAAAGCTCTGTAGGCTCTGTAGAGAGCGTTTGGCTCGTAGAGCAAGGAAGCATTCAGCAGCTCGGGGAGCTCAGCTTTTGGCTTGAATGGAGGTCGAACGATCTCCGTTTTCAGCAGCACTCGAAGTTTCTCATTCTCCTCCCGGAGACGTAGGACTTCCAGTTCGGCAGCGTAAAGCTGGGCGGTAGTATTGGAGTTGTCGGGTGTCCTATAGCTCATTCCACGAACCTAACCACTCTTGCAGTCTTTGTCACCTGGAGCGAATCCAACAAACACGGTTGTACTCTGCAATGTCGAGGCTGTTTGGCATGGCAGACTGATCAATGGCTGTGGTTGGGTTCATTACAGCTTCCCCCCGCCCAACAGGAGAACACACATCCGAGGTTCTCCCATCAGGCCGACAAACATGGCGCATACCCAACCAATGCCCAAGTTCGTGGACAACTACCGCCCTGAACTGCTGGTCAGTTATCGAGCACCTTGGGTCGATCAAGGCATAGTTCGTTTCCGCTGTGTAGCTTCCCAGGATCAAGGACTCGCAGTTGAACGTCCAGTGACGAATAACCACATCAGCCGGTCCATCCACGATCCTCCCATGGACATTCAAGTGCTTCAGATCCGTGATTGCCATTCCAATCAAGAAGCGTTGATGAGGTGTAAAATCCGGGTGAATTCCAACGGTTATGTGTCGGGTTGGACACACGAATTCCCTTGGTGCCGTTGTGATGGAGTCTGTTAGCTCCGCTCTGGTTGGGCAACCGGAGCAGAATCCAAGGAGAACTGCCATAAGGACCAAAAGAACTCTGAACACGCTACATCGCTACCTCTTGGTAACTATAGCTTTCGAGGCGATGGAAGGATTCGAACCTTCTACACTCAGTTTTGCAGACCGAGGTCACTATCCCAGTGTCACCGCCATGGTGGACATAACTATCAGCATGGCACTGATCATCAACGGCAAGAAAATTGAAGTTCCGGGTCTCACAACCAAGTCTTGGCAGGAAGGCCCATCCTGGCTGAAAGAAATCACTGATTTCAACCCCAGGACTCGTTGGTTGCGTATGATTGTAATGCACACCCACAAGGGTGTCAAGGGGAAAGTTCTTCCTGGAATTGGCAAGGCAAGCTCAACAGCCGAGAGCTTGGCTCGTTACCAAACCAACACGGATAGGCAGGTCTCCTGGGACTTTACCATTGACCGAGATGGCTCTGTTCTGGTTCAGAACGATCCAACCAAGAAATACTCGTGGCAAGCTGGGAATGTCAACAGCATTTCCCTTGGCTTCGAACTCGTCCAGACGGATGAGGGTGATGTCTACGAGGGACAGATCGAAAAGGCTGTTCTTCTGATCGACGCTCTTACCGCTCTCCTGGGAATCCAAAGGCAGATCGCTTGGAGCAAGAAATCCAATGGCCCAAAGGTCTCAGTTGTCAAGAGAGTCCAAGATGGTGGAGCCGATGTTGTCGGTATCGTTGGTCACAGAAACCAAACAACCGACAGAGGTCCAGGCGACCCTGGTGATGCCATGTATCTCGCCCTACAGAAGGCAGGATACGAGTGCTTCGACCTGGATGAGCAGGAAGACCTGAAGGCTTGGAAAGACCGTCAGAAGACCCTTGGTATCCCTACTGCTGAATGCGATGGTGTCCCAGGACCAAAGACCATTGAAGCCTTGAAAGCCAAGGGCCACAAGTTTGGTCTTTGGGTCAAGCGCCCTGTTGATGATCTTCTCAATCCTTGAGGTTGTTATCTCAGCCCGAGAGGGATGATGAACATTCCCAAGACAAGGATAAGGCAGATAGTCATTGCAGTCATTTGGAGCCGATAGCGAGAATTGAACTTGCGTCTCATCCGTACCAAGGACGTGTACTTCCACTGTACTATATCGGCTTATGCAGGTTCAGCTAACTAGGTTCAACTAGTTGCTGATTTCCTATTTCTAGTCTTTGATGGTAGAGTTGTCAAGCACATTCCTCTTTCAGCGAACGCGCACAACCATTTCCTTGGCCGTTCCTTCGACGCAGCCCTCAGAGGTGCACACATCGAAGCGGACAGAGATAGGCTGTCCATCCCGAAGCTGGTGACCGACCACGGAGAGACCCTCGGCAGGCATCGTCTCACCCACGGTTCCGAAGCCGAGCTGGACCAAGTAACCGTGCATGGTGCCGGGGCAGAAGGGTCCCTGGGGGACCGTGGCAGCGATGCGGCTCATTCCCACCGCACGTCCACCCCACACCATGGTGCTCTGGCGAACTCCATTGAGAACCAGAGCGAGACCATGGGGCTGAGCTCCGAGAGAGTTCGTCACCTCCACCGAGGTTGCCACCCGGACCATTCCGACCTGGAAAGGAGCTCCATTGGAGTCCGTTCCCTGAAGGACCACCAGTTCACTTCCCTCCTCCACGACCGAAGTCGTGGGAGGCATGCAGGAAGCATCCGAGGGGGCAGCATCGGCCACCACAGCTCCATCCTGCGGGACAGAGCCATCCTCACCAGGAGCGCAATCGAGCGCAGGCAGCAACGGTCGAGAGAATGAGAGCGAGGAGAGTGTTGATCTTCATTTGAGTGTCCTTTCGTGTTCGTCGTTTCGTATCCCACATGGTACGCACGAAAGAAGACTCGTCAACACCAAAATGCATTTTTCAGGTTGACAGGAGCTCATCCCTCAACTTCATCAAGAGCTTGCCCAGCACATTCTCTCCTTTATCCGCACACTTAGCGCAAGTGCAGGAGCCCCAAAAATTGTCATGCCAGTAGTTGCCCTCACAGATGTCATGGTCCTTGAGAGCTGCTAACTCAAGAGCCAAAGGTGTCCCAGGTGCGAACTTCTGTCGGAGAAGACCTTCCATCACACCGACCCGAACGTCATTCCAATCCTCCCTAACCTTCATCGTCTTCGCCATCCTCTTGGCTTTCCCGGCTGTTACGCTGGGAAGCAAGAAGAGAGCCCGGATCTTTGGATCGAGTGTCTTGGCAGCTTGGTAGGCATGTTCCGTGCTTGGGTAGGTTACACCCTCAAACGTAACCTCGCATGGCTCAAAGTTGCTCAAGAACTTGAACTTCCCATTGAACTTTGGAACTCTCACTTGATCTTCCTATCCTTCATCCCAGCTCTCCGTAGAGCTGGAGTCACAACCAAGGCAACGAGCTCCTCTGGAATGTAGAAGGTCGTTTGCTTGTCGTCGTACTGATAGACCTCAACGATCCAGTTGCAGTCGGCTGTGTAGTATTGCGGCTTGAAAACCTGGATCACTACGCCGACATTGCCTACCGCTCTGGCATTTGTCGGTTGTGGTATTACCTCGAACCACTTTTCCAGTGTAGAGCTGTCCAACAGTCGTTTGACTAGCACTCTCTGACCTGGGGAAAGGTGGATCGGGGGCAAGATGATCACGGTTTAGTTGGGGTCCAACTAGAGAGAGCCCACGAGAGGATTCGAACCTCCATCTCACGCAGTACGAAAGCGGTATATTGCCATTGATACGACGTGGGCGTACAGTTAACTAGCCTTCTTCATCTTCTTCATCTTCTCTTTATCGGAGGTGATGTGCCAGTTTCCACAGTTCGGACACTGGTAAATCTTCATTGGGTGGCCTTGACTGGTGATCCTGTTAGCAGCAATCTGTGCTGCGATTTCGGACCAGTAGAGCACCTTTCGAAGGCACATCTTGTAGTTCTTTAGAGAGCGAGAAGCTACATCTTGCTCCATCCTTTTCTTGCTTGCACGTCTCATGCAGCAAGTTTAACTCACCTTCAGCGGTGTGTCAACACCACGTAGAGCATCGACTCATGGACCAAGAGATAGTCCCCATCAGGGAGCTTCAAGGGCAACGCCTGTCGCCGATCGAAGATGACTGAGTCCCCAATCTGGACGCCATTCTTCACGTCATCAGCACGAGCAACGATCCTTCCGGTTCCGAGTGGGTTCCTCTCCCCGTCAACCTTCACCAGCTTACCTTCCTTCTGCTGGGACTCCTCAACCTCTTGAATCAGAACCCTCTGGTTCAGCACTCGCTGGTTTGCAGCCTGTCGACTTGAAATTGTCATATGTTCTCCTCCAGGAATCGTATCATGTTGAAAGAGCGTTGTCTACCGGCCACAGAAAACTAGACTAGTGGAGGATAACCAAGAAGAGAGAAGAAGGGGGAAATAGAAATATCTTAGAGACCCTTGCGAAGGAGGAGAGGGTGATTATCCTCTTAACCAGGAAAGAGAGACGAACATGATCGAACGAAGCCGCCCATTCACGAAGGAAGTTGTTGCTCGCGAAATCCAACGGATCGAGCTTGAGATTCTTTCCACCCAACGGGTGTACCTCCGGTCAATGGAGGAGCTTCGTGCTCGCCCTGAGAGCGAGCTGGAGCAAGAGAGCACGACCCGTGTCCACCGAGCCTCCATGCAAGCTCTCAAGGAGCGCCTGGAGTTCTTGGAGGGAATGCACTCTCGGCTCCCCTAAGAGAAAACGCAAAATCAAGGTTGACGAGTCCAAAGCAAGCATTATCATCAAAAGCACCGAAGGAGAACTGAGATGAACACGAACCTCTTCAAGACCCTGGTTTCGAATCCCTCTGGTTTCACGACTGCCGATGACGTGGGAATGGCTGTGAAGGCCGATGCCAAGGCAGCCCTCCTGGGTCTCTGCGAGGTGCTGGCTCGTCAGACCGAGGACGAGCGTGTCACCAAGGGAACCGCCCACAAGAACAAGTTCGGGTTCTCCAAGCGTGAGGTGACCCGAGGAACCTTCCTCGCAACGAAGTTCATGCAGGACGAGACCTCGATCACCCTCGATGAGATGACGGAAGCTTGCGCTCTGGCTCACCGTTACCGCAACCAGCTCTGGATGATCACCCTCGGAGCGGTTCCTGTCAACAACCTCAACCTTCGTCCCACCCTCCGCTCGGCGGAGTGAATGGGGTTGACTTGGGGGGTTGAAGCATTAACTTGGAAGTGGAGAGAAAACAATGACTGGAAAAGCCTACATCGCCCTCGCAATTCTTGTGGCCGTGATCGTCACCCTCAGCGTGCTCACCATCTACGCAGCGTGGAACCACAATTTCTTGGCTGCTGTCCCCCTTAGCATTCTGGTGTTCATGAGCATCAAGCTCGTTATCAGATGAGCAAGAGCAGGGTCTACAAGACAGAGCAAGCTGTTAAGAGCGCCATCAAGAAGATGCGCTCCGAAGCTCTCTTTGGTCTGCACCAAGATGGGTACGACCAAGAGAAGGCTGAGGCCATTTCCCGGAACCTGGAGCGCCTGGAGAGGTTCCTCTTGGCTCAATTGAAGGAAGATGCCTCCAACCTCCAAACCTCCCAGGATGAGGCTCCTGTGGAGGATAGGTGGCTTGGGGAGGACAACGTCCCGAAGAAACCAGTTGGCGGTTGGAGTTGGTGACTTGACTCCAGCGAGTTACTGGTTAATCTGACTGTCAGGAGAACGGAATGACATACAAGAAGGTCGACTACGCAATCGAGGCCACCGACAACGAAGCTTTTCGGCTTTGGGAGGCGAATCATTCCAAGATGGAGTGGAAGCAGAACTCCTACGGCTACATGCCAACCGTCAAGGAACTCAAAATCCTGAACGAACAAGGCAAGGTCAAGCTCGTTCCCGTCTGTGTGACCCTGACCTGGGCTATCGTCGAAGGACGCACCGTTCTGTTCTACGAGCCCACGAGCAACTTCGTGGACTGGGAGGCTGTTCATGAGTTCGTGAAGAACAACCTCTTGAACCCTGGATTCACGAAGACCAATGCGACGAACGCTCACATTGTCTTCCACGCCATCCAGGATCGAAACGAGCGTGAAGGACGTGGAACCGACAGGGTTCAGGATATGAGGGAGCCGCAATGAGTGCAGGAGACTTCATTTTCAACCACTCGGTTTTTGGCAGTCTTTTGTTTCTACTTTTTCCAGCACTCATTTCCCTATAATTATAGGGAACTGGTGTTATCTGGTGAAAGTTTCGGTGATCGTCATGTAGTTGGTTTCAGTTTTGAATTGAGTAACCAACTGCCTTTGGTATGTCACGTTTGTGGCCACACCATACTCAAAACAGCCATCCCTTTTTGCCCTATCAAGATCGATCATAAGCTCGTTGGATGGAATCCTGAGTGTATTCTGGTAGTTATACCGACCATTACTGAACCTGAAAGTATGCACCCCACACGATTCATCGCATGGAATCAAGGAGTATGGCCTTCCAGGACAATTTTCAAAGTGAGCAACCACATTAACATCTCCAACCAACCCAGGAACCTCGACATACTCAAGGTTGTTGAGGTTGGTTTCACGAGCAAAGGATGGAGGAGGAAAACCAACACATGCACTTGCAAAGAGTGCAACAAGGGCGACGATGTAGAATTTGATGGTTTTCATTTCTCTCTCCTGTTGGTAAATAGGATAACTCCTACGAGATGTAACGTCAAGGTGTTTTTACTCTTTTGCGTCCACCAGACCCAAAAGAAACCTTGAGCTCCATCTTTGCTTGTTTGATATCATTCAAAAGATCCTGGAGAACTTCTTCCTTGGTTTGGAAGGCATTGTGGATTTCACGGGCGAGGTCTTGAAGATACTTTTCGCCTTCATTCTCGTCGTGGTCGGCGTTGCTTCGCTGTTGGTGTTTATCGGTCTGCCTTTTTATGGCATTGCCGGGTACATCACTAGCATTCCAGGAAAGAGGATTGTCTTCTCGATTCCATTCACCTTCGCCACAGTTCTCTTCATCGCCTGGATTGGGAGTGTGAGGTCAAAGTGGAGTTCCTAATCTTCCATCTCATCAAGTACCTTATCGTTGCCGCAATCCTCCTCTATGGTGGATTCCCTCGTGGACAAGCAATTGCAGCAGCGGTTGTCCTTGGCTTCTTGGAGCTCTCGCTCAAGGTTTGGCTCGGACAACAGTTTGTTGCTGTGTACGATGCCGCCAAGGGAATCCATTCCACAGAAGAGCACACTAACCCACAAAAATGACATAGTGGGTTGACGCGGTATTCAAATACATGTACAACGCTGCGTCATGAGTATCGCACAACTGATCCTAAGCGCCATCTTGGCAATTTTCCCATACATGTCCGGCAACAACAGGGCTTGCATCGTCGATCGGCAAACCCAAATTGCTCAACATGCAACAGAGGGGCAACAAACACACGGTGTTCCCGAGCTGGTGATGATGTCTGTCGGTTTCTCCGAGACTCATCTTGGATGTGATATCAACGAAGGTGGGAATTGGGGAGCTCCAATCTCACGCCACCAACGCCACACCGCAGGAACCCCGAACCATGCCGCCGCTGCTCTCAGGAGGAGCTACGAGGTTTGCGGTAACTGGACAGGAGCTATCTCCAGGTTCCGCTGTGGCTTGTGTTCTTGCCCTGGGGGTACGGCTTCTTACACCCGAAGGGTTGTGGGACTTATGAGAACCTTGAGTGCTCGTGCCAACGTTCCTATGCCAGAGAACATGGGGAACTTGACAACGAGGAGGTAAGTGCTCAACCTACCTTCACTATGCACATCCAACGCGAAAACAACGTCACCCTGATCTTAGGGGCTCCATCAAGTGAAAGAGATCGCCTTCTTGCAGAAGAGGTGGCTTCCGTATCACGAGAAGGGGTCCCTTTGGTCATTTTGGACACCAAAGGAACGTTGGTTCCGTTGCTTCTGGAATTGGAGCTTGCCTTTGCAGTGGCGACACGGCTTGAGGATGTTCCACCAACGGGCATCTCCTTGGTGATCAACGACGGGAATGGGTATTTGAGGTTGGCAACGTCTCCAAACCTTGACTTGAGCCCAATCAGGGTTATTGCATCGGTTGATGTGGCTGAATTGCAGCCGCTCTGAGGAAACATGGAAAAGAAGAAGCCCAGGAATTTCACCCTTCCGGCGAGTCCATTTTACGAGGCAATCGTCGGGCCAGCAGCAGAGGCACTGGTTGGGAAGATGGTTCGTCTCAAGAAGGAGACTGAGCTTTCCTGCGCTTTCGAGTCGGAATTCTCTGAGGGGCAGGAAAATGAGAATTTGGAGCTCAAGACCTTGCCACCGGGGATAATGGGATTTATCGTCGGTACTGCAAATCCAAAAACGGTCTTGAGGTTCCTGGTTGTCAATGAGGAAGATGGCGTAACCCCTGGTGTCTACCACGTCAAGTTCATCGACCTTGAACCACTTCAGGAAAACCAAGAAGACCAACCAAAAGAAGAACAGGAAATCCCATGAACAAGCAAATTCTCCGCTCCCTGATCAAGCGCATCTCCGAAGGTGAAACCATCTCCGTTCGCCTTCGATCCATGGCGTCCCCCGCACGATTCTCTGTGGTCAAGAAGTCAATCGGACGAGGAAAGGGTGGTTCCCTTTTCTTGACACTTCAAGACGAGTTCGGTGGCGAGGTGACCATTGGAACGCCCACAAGCGAGCAGGTCTTGAGCATGGAGGTTGCAGGCGTGGTCGTCGGCGTCGATGATGAACGAGCCGATCTTCCTCCAGCAACGCCCAAGCTTGAGCTCGCAGCCGAAATCAAGGCCAAGATGCGCCCAATCGTGGGTGAGGGTGGAATTGGAAGAAAGGTCCGTTTGACCTCTTCCTTCGCACCCTTGAACGGTGTGTTCGTGATCCACTTCTCCAAGATCGAGAACGGAAAGTTCGGTCAGGTTCACTTTCTCCTGTCGGACGAGCTTGATCCCGATGAAATGCTGATCGACTTCTGGAGCTACCGTCACTCCGGTTTGCTGGACTCGTTCGAAGTTCTCCCTGAGACCGATTCAGTCCCGGCCACCATCGACGAGAGCACGGGGGAGTGACAGAGGACGGATGAGAGGTTGACCAATCCTTGCAACCCTCTCGAACTCCTTGACATCAAGCTCCTGAACCTGGAAGGTTGGAACTGGACCTGGGTCACTCGATTCAATCGAGGTGTCCCTTTCTCCAATTTCATTCACGAGGTGCGGATTCATGATCGCCAATCCCCTTCCAACAGGGCTGCAATCAATCCTTTCCTCGTTTGGAAGGCATACATGCTGCATCCCAAGGGAATGACCAATCTCGTGCATCAAGGCAGTCCTGAACTCAAGATTGCCCTGTGTGCATGTTGGGTCAATGAAAATCTTCGACTCCCCCCTTGGAGTCATGTCGTATCTTGCAGCCCCAAGGACAGAGCAGTCCCCAGGATGACCTCTGGTCAAGTCAGAGCTCACGACCTCGATGGAGTTGACACCCTCTCCTCCAAGTACAAACCTTGGACCAAGTCTGTTAAGCTCCTGGAGAGCTTCCTGGGCTTGTTCCCTTTGGTGCTGGGTAAAGTTCTCCGAGAGGTGAACGTGTACCTCTCCCCACTTCTGCCAGTTGTGATGGTTTGGTCGTCGAAAGACGATGGCTGGGATGGTGACCATCAAAACAGCAAGTACGGCAAAAACCACACCCAGGATGACATTTCGTTTTGTTGAGGCTTCCATAATGGCTCCTACAGGTAGATATCCCCCCGGACAGCTTGTGTGGATTAAGGTTCGCTCGGACATTGCCGAGTTTGACTACGATGGAAGTTACACGCCGAGAATGGACGTAGCGAACTTCAAGGTTGGATTGGTAATCCGTGACGCTACTACTGCCGAAGCTGACCTCTACGGTTTGTATGAACCCGCGATGATAGTCCTTATCGAAGAAAGGATTACCCCCGTGATTGATAGCGCACTTTACTCCATCGACACCTTCCCATTGGATGACGAGCAGTGAATTTCTACGACCAATACCCGCCAGGGTCACTCGTGTGGATCAGAAGTTCTGACCGAGCTGCAAAATGCCAAATTGGGTTTGTGGTGCGCAAAGCCACCGATAGAGACCGATTGCACTGGGGTGTCCACTATGGTAGTTTCGTTGTTGTCCTGGTTGGGGAACAACTCGATGTGTACGGACCTGGGTGGATCTTTCCGCTGGAAGCTTTCCCTTTGGACAGCAAATGATAAATGGGAGTATTGACCCAGGTACCATCGTTTGGTGCGTGAAGGTGCCTCGCTCAGTCAGTCCTGGATTCACACCCCACAAAGAGGAGTGTGTGCTTACGTTGGTTGTTTCAAATTTGGATGATGTCGATTCCTACGTCATCCTCAACGAGAAGGTTGTTTTAAGGTGCCGTTGTTGGTTTTACCCACTTGACACCTTTTCTTTGGAAGAAGACGATTGACGGGAACGAGCAGAGGGCATAGACTAGTTACGCATTTCAATCTCCAAAGAGGAAATCATGACGGAACAGAAGTACGAGTGGATCGAGACGGGTGGTAAGGTCGGAGCGAAGGCTTGGGTCAAGGGTGTCAAGTTCGAGGACGAGGCACGCCAGCAAGTCAGCAAGATGGCCTCCCTGCCGTTCATCCACAAGCACATCGCAATCATGCCCGATGTTCATGCAGGAAAGGGCTCTACTGTGGGGTCTGTGATCCCAACGAAGGGTGCTGTGATCCCAGCTTGCGTCGGCGTGGACATTGGCTGTGGGATGATTGCTCTCCGTACGAGCCTCAAGGCTTCGGACCTTCCTGTGAGCCTCGCTGAGATGCGTTCGCTCATTGAAGAGAACGTTCCCCATGGACGTACCGACAATGGCGGGGCGAACGACCGTGGAGCCTGGGGACAGGCTCCTGAAGAGGTGGAAGCTGCTTGGTTGAAGATGCAGCCTGGGTTGAAGCAGATCGTTGACAAGCACCCAAAGGTGTTCCGTCAGAACGATCTCCGTGGCCTGAAGCAGCTTTGCTCGCTGGGGACAGGAAACCACTTCATCGAGGTCTGCCTCGATGAGAACCAGAACGTGTGGGTCATGCTGCACTCTGGTTCCCGTGGAGTTGGGAACTCCATTGGTTCCTACTTCATTTCCCAGGCAAAGGAGGAGATGAAGAAGTTCCACATCAACCTCCTTGACCAGGACTTGGCTTACCTTTCGGAGGGAACCACTCTCTTCGATGACTACTGCCACGCTGTGGAGTGGGCACAGGAGTATGCTCGAACGAACCGCATGCTCATGATGGGTCGAGTTCTCAAGGCAATCCGTGAAACCAAGGGAATCCCTCCTTTCAACACCGAAATGGAAGCCGTCAATTGCCACCACAACTACGTCTCCAGGGAGACTCACTTCGGTGAGAGTGTCCTGGTGACCCGCAAGGGTGCCGTCCGGGCTTCCAAGGGAACGCTTGGTATCATCCCAGGTTCGATGGGAGCTCGCTCCTACATCGTTCGTGGGCTTGGGAATCCAGAGTCCTTCGACTCTTGCTCCCATGGAGCTGGCCGAGTCATGTCACGTACGGAAGCCAAGAAGACCTTCTCCCTGGAAGACCACAAGCTGGCAACCAGCGGTATCGAATGTCGGAAGGATGAGGATGTGATCGACGAAACTCCTGCCTGCTACAAGGACATTGACGCTGTCATGGCAGCTCAGGCGGACCTTGTCGAGGTTGTGCACACACTCAAGCAGGTGTTGTGCGTCAAGGGTTGATTTTCTCCAAGAAAGGCACGGAAACACATGTTGCTTTGGTTCATTTCGGTTGCCGTTTTGGCTCCCTTCATTGCTGCGACGCCACACATGGCGAAGACGTCTACTTTCTCCGAGGCAGCGCGCGCGTTGGGGGCCAGTTCATTCTGGCTGTTGATTGGTGGTTGGTTGATTCACAGCACTTCATCTCCCACAGAAAGAGCTGACATGTATCCTGCTGTTGCAGTTGTTCTCGGGTTTTTCATTCTCGACGGCATCACCCTGTACTGGGTGAACAAGCGTTTGAAGGGTGACTGGACGCCTACTTAAAGGCAATGTCGCACGGTAGGTACGTTTACATTCTTGTTGGTATGCACCCTGAGCAGTGGGCAAAGCTTTCTGCACAGCTTGGCATCGAGGGGGCATTGATTGGCTTCTCCAACAAGGAGCCGCACGTCCTTCTCACGAAGGAACTTGCGCAGCGTTTGAAGGATGAGTTCCGTGTAGAAGTAGACGGCCCTTACGGGTGCGTCGACTAGTCTAGGTCCTCAAGTGCTTCCTGGAGCATCTTCTTGAGCTTCTTCTTGAACTCTTGCAGGTGAGGTGGGACTGGAACATCCTTCTTTGGTTCTGGAGCCTTTGGCTGCTCAACCTTCTTCTGCTTTCTTTCGGTGAACAAGGCTTGGAGCATGACATTCTTCCCGGAGGTGTCCCCGCTTACAACCTCGCCATCTTCCTCTTCTTGCTCCTCTTTCAGAAGATCAAGGAGGTCGTTCTTTTGTTCGTTGCTCATGGGTGTAAATATCGCTTGCTGCCTACAAGAAGGCTTGCATCTTGGTAGTGTGTGATTATGGTGTTACTCGCCATGAAGAACAAAGCCAGCCGTACAGCAATCGTCCAGAAGAGTGGTACCAACGGGTTCTACAGTACCGGCATTGCCTACTGGAGCGACAGTTGTGACTCAGCAGCCAAGGGTTTCAAGGCTCTTGGGTTTCAGGTGAAGGGATACAACTCCCAGGAAAAGAACTGGTGCAAGAAGGTTGGAGTGGCCAAAGAAACTCCAGTTCGTGGCTCTGTGCAGTCTGTTCGTGCCGCTCTTCGATACCTTGGAGTTCCTGAACCCAAGAATGTCGACATCCCAAACGAGCTCATGGAGTTCGCTGGGAGGAAGGTTTGGCACTCCACGGTCGGAGAGGTCCAAAAGAAGGCGGCAGCCAAGGTTTTCGTCAAACCATTGGACTTCCAGAAGGATTTCTCAGGTCACACAGTGTACGATGGCTGGTCTTCCATTTTGAAAACTCTTCCCAAGAACTATCGGCTTCTTTGCCAGGAGGTTGTGCACCTCACAGAGGAGTTTCGCTGCTACATTGTGGAAGGGAAGATTGTTGGCATTCGTTCCGTGGAAGATTCCAGCCCCCCGCTTACATTCAGCGAGCTCAGCCTGCTTGAGGCGATGTTGAAGGCTTACAAGAGCCAGCCAGCAGGTTTCTGCCTCGATGTTGCTCGCAAGGTCACGGGGTATTCCAAACAGCTCGTCATTGTTGAGACAAACGAGGGCTTCTCCTGCGGAAACTATGGTATTGACCATGCTAAGTTTGCCCAAATGATCAAGGCCCGATGGGACGAGCTGGTATGTCGTTAATTCTCACAGGTGACCAAGTTTTGCATTTCAAGTGCATCCATGCTTATGACTGGCGAATTGCTGTTCGTAGGAACAACCAACTCACTTGGTCTCCTGGGGAGTTGGTTGAGCTTAATCTCTGGCGCACAATTGGAACGATCAACGTTTTTCTCGTCCAGAGGTTGACTACGGAAGAAAAGACGCTATTCTTCAAAGAAAATGGCGTCTTGCTTCTACCCGCTCTGTTCCGACAGAAAATTTGGAAGGTGATCTACGAGGATCAGATCACCTTTGGGGTAGAAGCTTTGTTCACGAAGCTGAATGAGGAAACATGAAGATCGTACCAGCAGAAATCGCAAAACTCCGCTACGTTCCCCAACGAGACAACGAATTCATTTGGCTTCATGAGCCAGATGACGATACTGTTCAGAGAGCTCTTGTCTTCAGGAAAGCAACGCTCGAAGAGAAGAAGAAGTACGTCGAAGACAACAGGAGCTACCTGGAGCCCAACCAAGAGTTCGACGAGAAGCAGCTACAAGTCTTCTTGGAGACGGACAACTACATCATCATTTACGGGGAGAATGCCCCGACTCTCTCGTGCCTGGACTACATTCTTGCGCCAGCGTACAACGACAAGGGTGAACCGCTTGACGTGTACGGGAACGTCATGAAAGATGACGAAACGCCCGAGCTCGACCAAAACGTTGCTCGATAAGCTTGAACTTCTCTTGGAGTTCTACCGGATCAGCTCCCTTGGAGATTGACCTACCCAGGTCAAAGAGAACCAGGGTCCCGTCAGCTCTTCTTCCATAGTTTCCGCCATGGAAGTCGTAATACTGGATACCAAGGGACTTCAAGCTCTTGAATAGCTGGCGCATGTTGTACCCCTTGGTCAGCCTGTCGAAGTCCTGGATGGACTTCGTTGAGCCATCCCGAACGTACTGAGCCACACGAGGATCATTCATGCCCTGTCCACCTTGTGCTGGATTAGCGTCCGGGAATTGGGTGTAAGCCGACGTGGCAAGATTCCTAATGGTTTGCTGGGCCAACATTTGCATGGCCTTGTTCCAATCGTCTCCAGCTTGGTGGAGCAAGAGAGGGAATTTGGTATTGACCACGGATTGAGTAAGCTGTTGCTCTTCCTCCTTGGAGAGTGGAGTGAGCTTCTCGATGATCAGTCCATACCAGTTCACGTCTGGAAACTTCCAAATGTCATAAACCTGCACGACATTCGGAATGTTCTTCCCAGCCACAATTGCCGAAGCCTTGGCTTCTCGCACATCCTTGGTCACCTTCAAAACCTTGTCCCCGAGGTCGTAGGCGACTCCCATTGTTCCAACGCCGAGCTTCTTCAGCTTCGAGGCGTCAATGCCCTTCTTCTTGAGCTTGTCAGAAAAAGCCCTGAGAACGGTGGCGCTGTCTTGCTCAAGGTTGTTGGTTTCCCAGTTGCCTGCAAGTGGAGTTTGAAGATCAGCCTCGTGTCCCGCAGGCAGCGGTTGTTTCTTTGGGGGAAGAGGAGGTGGCCCTGCTTCGGCCAGCTCCTCCCTTGCTACCCCTCGGAGGAATTCCTTGAGCGATTGGGCAAATTCATTGTAAAGCCGGTCTTCCATGAGGGTAAGTATGAGAACTCAACCTCTGAGAAGCCCCTTACGCCTCAACATTTCCCTGCTTTGTTGCGCAAGCTGCTCCTGGGCGGACATTGGACGAGTAGGCTGCTGTGGCATCATTGGCCTGTTTACTGGAGCATTTGTCAACAGTTGACGCTGTTGTTGCTGCATTTGTTGTTGCTGCTGTTGCATCTGCATTTGCTGCATCTGTTGAGGAGTCCATCCCCTACCATCGGTCAGGACCGTGCGGTTGGCTCCAGGTCCGCCACCAATCTCTTGGATTGCCTCTTGCGGCACCAGGAAGGTGCCAACAAGGGGAGCTGTAACCTTCACAAGAGTGCGAAGTCTCCCAGGTTCCATCTTCGACAGGTCGATCGTCTGGAGGCCATCAACAACGTAAGCTGTCACGGTCTCATTGATCTCGAACTGCCTACCTTGGATGCCACGGAGTTGTCCACCCGACTTAGCAAGCGGCTGTGTCGTTCCAAAGCCTTGAATTTGCAAAGGTTGGAAGTAGGTATGGCCTTCAGAAAGGGTGCAGACTCTTGGGGCTGGGGTGTTGAATCCCCTTCCTGTTCCTGTAGCCATCCCATGCCCTGGCATTGGGCCGTGAGTAGGGCCACCGGGCATGGCAGCATTAGCAGCCATCCTGGACTGGAGAGCGGCTCCAATGTCGACTTCCTCATTTGGTCCTCTCATGGCAGTCGGAACAGAACCCATGAGCTTCCCTTGGGCCGCCAAGTATTTGTCGTCCCAAACGTTGACTCCGCCGACAACCTGTGGAATGCCACCAATCTTGTTCTCCCTGAGAGCAACCTTCTGGCTTCTAGGGATAGCATAGGCATTCATCGACTTCTCAATTCTCTTGCCGTGTGTACGGTTGTGGAAATGTTGGTCGAGATTCACCCTTGCTTCTTGGTTTCTTTTCCAATAGTCCGGCTGTTCGTCTGGTACAGCCCCAAATCTGATATTCTCTGAGTTCGCCATACCAGTAAATATCTCATTAAGGAGGAGATTGTGTATCTCCCCCTCTGTTCCCCACCGAACTATCAGTTGTTGGGATCGCAGTCGCAGCCGTAGCGCCTACAAGACTTCTTCCGGCAAACTTGAATCTTTGCCTCCTTGACCATCTCTCGCACCGCTTTCTTGTCGCTATAACAAAGCGGACAAAGACAGTTGGGAGGGCATGGAGGGTCCATCAAATCATTGATTTGGACGGAGGTCATCCTGAAGGGATTCTTCATGGTCAGTTCTCCTCTGCCATTGAAGCCATGATTTGCCGGTGTTCTTCATCGTAGAACTCCTTGACAGCCCAACCAAGAAGGGTGCAAACCTCTTCTTCTTCGCGCTTCATGGCGTCGACAAGGGGCTTGTTGTTGATGAAGTCAACAACGTCCATCCCCAGTGCCTCAGCAGCCTTACGGTGCTTCCGGTGAACAGAGAAGATGGCATCACTGACGGTGTCGAAGTCGGCCTTGGTTCGCATCGTGTCGTTCATGCCTTCAAGACGTTCGACTCGAACCCGTACTGACATAGAATCAGAGCCCCGCTGCTTTTCGTACGATGGCTTGTGCCTTGCCCACAAACTCGGTCACGAGCGAGAGAATCTCCATCAGGAGAGCATCTCGATCGCTCTGATCCAGGTACTTTGGTGCCTCGTGCAGCACGACGGGCTTGAATGGACGAGGTTCCCCAACCGGCAAGTCACCTGGGCTTGGGTAGGACTTCCCGTTCACAACGATTGGGGGACGAACGGGTGCAGCTTCCTCTCGTCGAAGTCTTGGGTGGATGCGCTCCGCAAACGACTCGGTTCTCTCGGCTGGCGCAGGAGCCGGAATTCGACGAGTCTCCGAACGATTGTCGGCCACAGGCGGCACCGGTTCATCTCTGGTGTCAACAAGAAGAACTCGGCGGTCCCAGGGAATGGTGAAGAATCCTCGGGTGGTCCCAATGGACACCGTTCGTTCGCCCTTGGCCTTGCTGCACGACTGGATGACACACTGCCCGACCAGTTCGGGAACAGTGTTTCGTGCCTTCTTGAACACCACGGTATCGCCCACTTGAATGGCGCTTGCTCGAATTTCCTTTGTCTTCATGTTTCCTTTTCTCTTTCTCAGAACTCAACGGGCCAGTTGTTTTTCTCGTACTCAACCAACATCAGTTGGCGAGCAAGATCAAGACGGTCATTTGTGCCGCACTCAGGGGATCGAAGGATTGGATAGAGCACCTCCATCGTTTCCTTGATCTGCTTGTGTCGAAAGACTTCCTCGCACCCACCAAGGGTGCGGAGGTTGCTGATTCGGTCACAGGTCTTCACCACAAGAGTATCCACGTCTGCATGGTTGCGCAAGCGCTCGTAGTACCCTTCTTTCGGATTCTTGGTGAGCATGGTCACCATCCTTGCAACCTTGGGGCCAAAGATGTGCTCCAGCATTGCAGCGTTGATGTCCATGGTGTCCTCGATGGAATCGTGCATCAGGCACGCCACGATCATGTCTGGATCGTGAATGTTCAGCTCGTCGATCAGGATGAGAGCTGTGGCTCGGAGATGCTCGAAGTAACGAATCGGATGACCCTCAGCATCGAGCTCCTTGCGCTCCTGCCACCTGTGCGCGTGCTTGGCAAGAGCATAGGCAATCTCCACCTTCATGAGCTCGGAGGGAGCAAGAAGGGGCCGAAGACGACCGAAGAAGGCTTCTCGGTTCTCGGGGAATGGGCGGTTGCTGTCTCGGAGTGGATTTGGCATATACCCCCATTAACCACGCCAAAACCAAAGTCAACCCTCTTCTTTGATGTAGTCCTCGTAGATGTGGATGGCGTTTACGGGCCACCAAAAGTTGATCAGATACATCGTTTCATCCCACAAGCCAACAACGCAGAGGACTTTTTCCCCTGGCTTTGCGAGAATCAGCAAGAATGGGCCGGAAATCACATCTGACATATCCATTTGGGACGAGAACACTCCGTTTTTGTGCTCACAGCGAAAGGCAAGCATCTCCCTGTCAAGGTAACATAGAGTTCCCGGCTGGAAGCGCTTTAGTTTCTCGTCCAGGTGATCTTTCATCCGGGAGCTGGCTCCTCTTCTTTGCAAGGGGTGAAATAGCTTTGCACGCTCCCTATTCCCACGAACGCAGGGAGTTGGAAAATCTCCTCGCCGCACATGAACACCACAGCAAGTCGGCAAAGGTCTTCCGTTTCGGTCATCGTGGTAACGGGAGATACCTCGACGGAAATCACATAAATCGGACTAGCGACAGGAAGGCTAGTGGATTCAAGGAGCTCCCCTGGCAAGTATCGGTAAGCTCGCTGGACTGTTGTGTGATAGAGCCTACCTGGGATCAGGTAATCCTTGACGAACAATTCCACTACGCTAGCCATTGGTACAAAGCCCCAAGCTCGATCAAGCAAAGAATGGAGAAGAGGAAGACCGCAAATCCAACGGTCAGCTTGTAGATGACCAAAGCTGCTGTCTGAATGAACTCTTCCATGCTAACACCCTACGCCTTCTTCGGTTGAAGTCAATCGTCTACGTCTTGGAATTCAGAAACCCCGAGCCAGAACAAGAGTCCCACCCCGTAATCCTCAACGCTCCAATGGTTCGAAGCGAGAGTGGCAAGAAGAACAGCCTTCTTCTCTTCCAGAGAAGCTCCACTCTCCTGCATCTCCTCCAGGATCAAGGAAATTTTGTCCTGGAGTTCAAAGAACACAGGTCGGGGTGTTTCCTCTCCGTCCTTGAGATCAAGAGTAAAGCTCATTGAGCTCCTCCTCTCGATCGTCACGCTCATCCTCGTACTGAGCCATGAGCTCAGCCTGTTCGTTGGTGGCACCTCCACGAGGTTCAGCCTTGTGATCGAACTTCGCACTCTGGAAGAACATCAGGCTGTAGGCGTGGACGTTGCGGTTGTTGCGAGGGGACTTGCCGTTCTTTTTCATGTCAGAGAAGGTAGGCCCGCATATCCCAAAAGCAAGGGCCCCCTTTCATTTTTTCATTTTGCGTGCTTGGCAATCAACTTGCGAAGCTTGTGGCAGGCTGCTGCGTAGACGTGCCTGTTAGCACTTCCTACCGAGTAGCAGTCTCGCAGGGACTCCATTCCAGAGAGGAGAGCTTGGAGAACACGGATGTGCTCAGGTGATCCAAATTCCAACTCCTTGGAACCAAAACGAAACTTGACGCCTTCCTTGACAGCTTCCGAGAGGAAAGCAGCCTTCACCTCAGCCTCAATCGCTTCAGAGAGCGTTTCTTTCGTGATCTTCTGTGTCATGGCCTCTTTCCTTTCACATGCCCGGAACGCCCGCTGCTGGAGCTGCTGGAGCCGCTCCTGGGGCTGCTGCTGGAGGTGCAACAGGAGGTTGAGCTCCACCACCGCCGCCAGCGACTTGTTGGGTTGTGTCAACCTGAATGACGATCTTGTTCACATCCTGAAGGAACCTGTCGATCACGGCTTTGTCCGTTTCATTCAGACCCTTGAAGTAGGAGGTAAGCTGGCCGTAGACCTCGGGATCAGCAAAGGAACGCCCACCACGGATGATGTTCATTCTCTCGATCATCGAGTCCACGTCAAATGGCTTTGGCTGTCCATCCTGCCCAGGTTGAGCCCCTGGGACTGGTGGGGCTGGTGGCATTGCAGCAGAGGTATTTGTTGCCTGAGCTGGTGGAACAGGGGATGGTGGAACAGCGGAAGCACCTGGAGTTGGTGGGACGGGGGCTTGCTCCTTGAGCATCCTCTGTGCTTCAAGGAGGTAAGCGGCGAGCAGTCGCTTCCTTGCTTCTTTTTCAAGTTTCAACTGATTCATGGTTTACCCCTATTAGTAGCGTCTTGGACCCATCCAAAAGCGATCAACAGCGTGGTTGCTGTAGCGCTCACGGTATTCTTGGTTTGGAGTCTTCTCTCCCTCACCCGAGACAACAACAGCCTTCTTGGCTTGCTCGTGCTTCAGGGTGGACTCAAGGAACTTGGAGAAGTCCAGTGGTGCATCAAATGGGTCGTTATTGTCCTGGCTCATGGCGTACCTTTGTCCTAAATAGGAGACTTGAAGGACAACCCGACAACAGCGCTCTTTCCAATGACTTCTCGGATGGAGAAGTTCTGAAGCTGGTACCCCTTAGCAGATTTCCACTCCATTCCTTCTTTGTTGGGGGACGTAAAGATAACCTTTTCCAGGCTCATGGGCTTGGTTAGGGTCATTGAGCATCCTTCGAGGGCTACCGATAGTAGCGCTTGAATCAAGAGCCCAAGGGAATCAAGTCCTGCTTCTGCTCCCTTCAGGAATCCGATGATCTTCATTTCATCTTGGTTGTGCCGAAGGTGAAGTTCCACGGTTGTTTCGGATATTTGGACTCCACGGGATGGTGCTTCTGGCGGAGCAACCATTGATTCAGCATCGAACTCCACGTCGCTTTCACTGGCAATAAGCTTGGCTCCCCCCAATCCAGTAACATCACCGAACTTCATTCGCTGCTTGGTAGAAGTCATTGATTTCCTCTGCCAGCGAGTTTGCGGCAGAGGTATTCAATTTGACAAAACCAATGGTCACATCAACAAGCCTACCCGATTCCGATACACATAGGCTCAAGGCACGATCGTGCTCACACAAGAGCAACTCCAGGGAGAACTCTTGAGCTCCAAGCTCCGACGAGAATTCGAATGCCTTCGCCATTTTACCTTCCGGGGTGGTGTTCCATCCAGAAGGTCTGATACTAGCAGGGTATGGGTCCGCTTTTTCTTTCAGTCTGAGTTGAATCAAAGCAACCGTAACTAGCTCGTCTCGTCCTCATCTTCAGATGACCGAGCAGCAAGCCTCATGTCGGCGAAGATGAAGTAGGACACAGCGTTCTGATACGACCTGAACAGGTTGTCATCCTCTTCAATGTCGCAGAGAAGAAAGGGCACAATCTCCTCTTGCTTCAGGTGCGCCAGCTCGCAGAGGGTTTGATACTCAGCTTCCGTGACCAGCTCAAATTCTGTTTTCGTGAGAATTCCTCGACTATTGAGCTTAGCCAGAAACCTCATAACCCTTCCGGCATGCTCCCAAAGGTTCTTGGCGAACCAAATCGCTGTTTCTTGCCTCACTCGGTCGATCTTCTCATTCAAGAGCAAATCGGCTTCTGGACTCATGTCCTCTGGACTAACTCCATCCAGAAGCCAAGAAATCTTGCTCAATCCCTTGGAGGCAATCTTTGCGATCATCGCCCTGGTGATCCCACCAAAGTCACTCCTCATTGAGTTGATTTTGATGTCCCACTTTTCATAGGTCGGCACCTCCTTCTCTCGATTGAGGTAAGACTCAACTGTCTGTGCAACAGGGCGATTTCTCTTGGAATTCAACCCTTCCAAGGAAACCTTGTCCCTCCAAAGCTCCACCAGGAAAATTGGGGAGATTGGAGAGGTTGGTTTGGTGAACTCCTCAAGCACGTTGTCCACGGTAACTCCCGGTCTGTACCATGGCTTACCAACCTGCTTCTCTGAGAAGTATTGCCTCAGCGCGTAGGCTGCGAGCTGGTCTCGCTCCTTATCGGTCAAAGGCAAACGATTCGTGATGGACGGGTAAATGACGGATTCTTCCATTGAACTCCTTCACACCCGTAACCGGGTGGTGACTAGGCGCTTGGCGGATTGGAAGTTGAGGCTGGATCTTCAACTTCTACCGACGACTTCGCCTGTACTGTAGAGCCTGTTTGTGGCAAGTCAAGGGTGCCTCCCTTGCCATCCGTCCAACGACGGCCAAAGTACAGTGCCAAGAGCGGAAGGAGATAGCCCATTGCCTGAGCGGAGTCAAATTGGCGGATTTCAAGATTCCCAATCTTGGCAACGATGGAGACCACCAGCCAAAGGGTGACAACGATGAAACCGATGAAAGAGAAAGTCAAGCTGGCCGATGGTTGGCCTGCGGTGTTTTTGAGCCACATAGATTTTGTCCTCTACGGTAAGTAGAGGGACAAAAGCTTATGGACGGGGGGTTGTTGCAAGAACAACTCCACCGACAATCAAAGCCCCCAACACCAATCCACCACCTGCCCAAGCCAACCCTTCAAGGACGTGAGGGCCAGAAGCTTCCCTTTGTTGGACTTCCAACAGACGATTCAACCTGGAAACGTCGGAATCCAAGCTGTTGATGATCACCTGATCCGTACGACGCTGGGTGTCAGCAACCAGCCTCAGTGTGGCCGTGTCTGCAATGTACCTTGCCTCAACCAAGGAAACTGCTCTGTTCTGCTCGATCAAGCAACGTTCCTGTTGACCTCTAAACTCAACAGCCACCCTTGCAACGGCTGGACCATTCAACAAGACGCCATTGTAAGGCGCTCTGGAGCCCGTGGTCATTGGTGTGATCAATTCCCCATTGGCTCCCGTCCCTCCCAGGATAGGAGCTTGAGCTTCCGGCAATGAGGCATCCTGAGACTGTCTATCGGGCAAGCCGAGGAGCACAACATCAGGGCTTGGTAGGACAACTCCAGAATCCTGAGATGGTACCACCAAGGTTGAAGTTGTTCGAGTTGGGGTTGCAGAGCATGCAATGTGGAAGAAAGCCACAAAGAGCATGGCCAATGTCGAGAGAGTGTTCTTCTTCATCCCTCGATGAATAACTCACCCTGGGGGGAGTGTATACACCGGAAGTCCGAAAAGAGAGTTGATCTCCTGAGCCATGGCCCCTGGGTCATCATGGGTACGCTCAATGATCTGGCGCAACTCTTGCTCCTTGGCACGAGAGAGATTCTGGAGTTGGTCTCGGTAGTTTTGCTCGATCGAAGCAACCACTTCCCGATACTTCCTATCAATCTCCTGCTGCTTGGCAATCTGCTCCTGTTGGATCTTCCTGAGCTCCTCAAGCTCCCGTCTGTTCTGAGCCTGCTGCTCACGGTACATCTTCCAGAGGTTCTCGTACGCATTGTCGCGTTTCTTTACAGCAATCAAGCCGTAAATCACTGCAACGCCCACAAGAATCAACATGAAGTTACCCTTGAGCCATGTGAAGGCGATCTTCAGGGCGTTTCCGACTTTTGTCAACCAGAGTGGCATCTTGACCTCAGTTCCATTGTGAGTTGTTAGGGCGGGAGCTTGGCTGTTCCGTCCCTTCGTCAGACCCTTCCAGGTCATGGAGGACTTCCTCCATTGTGGTGGTCAGCCCAACCGAAAGTTGCTCAAGCCTTTCCTGGGAGTCCCCAATGGCTTTCACCCTGGATGCGAGGTGATACACGGCCTTCTCGATATCCTGGAGCTTGGAGAGAATCATGGGTGCGCTGGTGGTATTGAGCTCATTTGCCACGGCCTTGATGAGCTTCTCGTCTGTCTCAATGAACTTGCCTTTTGGAGCCTTAACCTTCTTCATTGCGCACCTCTTCTTCCTCTTCTTCTTTTGCTTCTTGTTCTTGCCTCTTCATGTCACGAAGGTGCTCCATCAGGGTGTAGAGCGATTCCTCGTCCGTGTGAACAATCTTCATGACTTCCTTTTGTGCGCGGGCTTTCTTTGCCTCAATGAGAAGCTGATAAACCCGATCATCTCCCGTTGCCAGCAAGTGAACAACGTAAGAAAGGAACTCTTGGAACGAAAGGCCATGACGCCATAGGCGCTTCTTGACTTCAACCCAGGTGAACTGGTTTACGTCAACATGAACTCCCCTTCGTCCCTCGACAACCTTCATCCTATTATCCTCCACCACCTCCGCCGACACCCGTCCAGGCTCCACCGGCAATCGGAGCCGAAACCCCGTCATTTGCTTCCGCTGTGCGTGGCGACAGCCTGAATTGTGTCTCCAGAATGTCCATCATTTGCCTTGCAACACCTGCATCGTAGTTCTTCTCGATGAAGTATCGGGCTCTGTTCAAAATTGTCGTCCTTGGGTCAAGAAGACCCTCGTAGTTCAAAACAAGTCTTGCGACCGATTGAGCGAAATTTCTCACGTTGAAACGTGGATTCTCCACTTGAGGTTGAGCTGGAGCGGCTGGGGGAGCTCCTGCATCATCCCCGCCTGCACCCCCTGCTCCACCAGGATCAGCACCAAACCCAGCATCCCCACCGGCATCGCCACCAGCAAGGGGATCATCTCCCTCAGCTTCAAGCAACTGCTTTGCGAAGGACCGGAACTCAAACATCATGTTCTCTGCCGACCCAGGGACAGCGTAGGTCTGCTGTGTTGGAAGGCTTTCTTTCTCATATTTCAGGAAATACGAGTCAACCTTCATGTCCATAGACAAGTTCTGGACGCTTGGGTCCGTTGGCTGGGCATCAGCAGGATTGATTGGAGCTCCCTCTTCGAGCAAAAGGGAAGCTGCCTCCTTAAAGGACTTGACTTTCTTCATCACTGCACCTTGTTCTGTTGAGCACCAACGGCTGGGCGTGGGTTGACTTGCATGTCCGAGCCCGGAGCTGGGATTGGCTCCACTCCACCTGGGGAGATTTGGCTCTTTCCGATTGGAGGGGTGTTTGCTGCTTGGTCGAGCATCTTGGTTGGTGTATTGTCAACCAACGGACGAACAAGGTACAGGTCCTTCAACTGCGAACGCTCGGCAATGACCATCCTTGCCTCAATAACGTTCCAATTCAGCTCCCGCATCATGGAGTTCAGATAGCTCTGCTTGTCGTCTTGCACGTCAGCAAAGTACGAGTGAGACCACATATCCATGACGATCACAGGAACAGCACCAAGCGGAACGCCTGCATCATGCCCGTCAATCACGAGGTTCATGTACTTGTCCTTGTAGGGATCATAGCACACAACAGCCCATCCCTCACGAGCCGAGAGAGCGGTTGCAATGAAGTCAAACTGCCAGTTCTCGAAGCTGCCCCAATCCCTTGCGAGACGCATGAATGGAATGGAATCGCGGTGAATCTGAGACTCCAGGTCGGAAATGTTCCCGAAGTAGAGCTCGTGGAGCTTCACAGCGTTCATGTTGTAGGTCAAATCCCTCTTCAGGTTGCGGAATTCATCAACTTGCTCTCGGGAAGCTGAATCCAGCTTTGCCGAGACCTGATTGAACTTTGCCACATATTCCTGGTACAGGGTGTCGTGCGCCTTCTTCGTCTTGCTGGAAAGCCACTGGGTGCCAAGGTGAAAATGCTTTGGAAGGACAACAAGAGCTTCCTTCAGAGAAGCCTTTCCCTTCTCCACCACCGCTTGCACCACCGCCTCGGTCACCTTCTTAGGGGTATCTGAAGGGGGAATGGCACCGGAACGCTGGAGAGATTCCTTGATTGTCTTGGTGAGGAGGTTGGTGATGTTCTGGCTCACGGGTAATCCTTACCGATAAATAGACCCTTCTTTTGGACACGGTGAATTTTGACCATCTGCTACATACCCGAGCAATCCTAGAAAAGAGGAAAAGATGGCAGAAACAATTTCCGTAATGGTAGGTGACCCCCGTATTGGCGAAACTTCGGTTCTTCCAAAGATGACCGAAGAAGAGAAGGCTGAAGTCAGGGAAATCATGGCAAAAACCAAGGACCTGATCCAGGGACTTCAGAAGTGTCCGGTCAAGCCAGAGAATCAGATCGCCAAGTTTGATTTGCTTCTCGGCTGGCAATGGAGACTTGAACTTGAAGGAATCGACGCCTTCCTTGTCAAGAGGGTGGAGTTTCCAAAGTACGTCAGGGAGCGTGGAGACGACGTTTACAGCTTCGTTAAGAAGCAAAGGAAGCTCACGGTTTACCTCCATGAGGCTATTGCTCCTGCCACCTACCAGCAGGTAGAGGAAATGATTCTTGGAACCTTCATGTTCCCGAGAACTGGCACCCTGCATTACGTGAACAGCAGAGGGGATACAGTCCGTGCTCGGCACTTTTCGGGTATCCGAGTGGATGAAATGGAATGCTCCCCCCTTGATTACGGGTCCAAAGACCCGCTTGAGATCAAACTTGTTCTCTCTTACGAAGCAGAGAGACAGGTCTGAGGTCAGACCTTTTTCTTGAGAATTCGGATGCCAGTTGGCTTGGCTCTCAAGCCGTAGTCATCCGATTCAAGTCGAAGAACGAGAATGTCGTCCTTCCTGTACAGGGTGTCCCGGTCACTCTTATAGTTCCACACCTTGCACTTCCGCTTTGCCCCGGATTCACCGTGGAAGGTCAAGGCAAGGTACTCATTTCCTGTCTTGGTCTCCAGGACAGAACAAGAGTCCACAATCGCCCAATAGAGCTTCTGTGGGCCGGTAAAGGAGTCAACGGACTCGATGTTGTTCTTGGTGAAGAACTCGACCATTTGGGGCGTGAGGATCAAGGAAACGTCGATTTGACCCGTGAGTTCCTTTGAGAACTCCAGCTTCTCGTCAAGGGTCCAGTCGCTTGGATCGGTGAGCTTCACGGTTTCAATAATTTCAAGCAGTTTGGCAACAGCGTCGTTGTCCTTCTTTCTTGAGGCAATTCGCTTGAGTAGCTCGTGGTTGTCGATCAAGGCGGTGTGCATCTGCTTGTAATTGTCAAAGATGCAGCCTGGACCAACCAAGTTCATGGAATTGAAGGCGTTGGTCTTGATCAGGTGGGAAAGGGCCTTTTTGTTGAACTTGGAATGTCTCCAGGTTCCATCCCTGTTCACAATCAGGTCTCGGAGCTCCGTGTATGGTCGGTGTTGCTTCGCTTCCAGGAGTGAAGCCTTGCCGACACCCTTGATTGCACTGAACGAAGGGATCAACACCTTTCCTTCCCTGATGGTGAACTTGTCCTCCGAGTAATTGATGTCTGGCTTGCCAAACTTGAAACCCAACATTTGGGCTTCGAGCATGGCAACAGACTTGGGGTCCTCACCGCTTGCACTCTTGCCTTTTCCGTCCGTGGCGAAGTCAAGGTAGGAGGCGATCCACTCCTCGGGGTAGTAGGTAAGGAACCAAGCACACTGGTAGGAGGTGATGGCGTAGGCCATAGCGTGCGACTTGTTGAAGCCGTAAGCCGTCCACTTCTCGAAGTCCTTCCAAACCGTCTCGGCGTGCTCCCTGGAAATGCCAGAGTGCTTCATGGAGTCTTCCACGAACTTCTCTCCCAGGGCCTTGATTTCCTTGGCTTGCTTCTCTGCGTTGCTCTTGTCCTTCTTCGTGAATGCCTTGCGGATCGAGTCTGTATCGTCCAGGTGCATTCCAGAGAGCTTGTTGACGATCAACTGGAGCTGCTCCTGGAAGATCAGAAGACCGCTGGTGTATTCCAGAACTTCCTTCAATGCTGGGTGTGCATAGTGCACAGAATTTGGGTCGTTTCGGTTGATCAAGAACATGTTCTGAGCCCCATGGACCTTTTCGCCATTTGGCAAGTCGATTTCCAAGCCCATTGGACCGGGACGGAAGATCGAGGTGGCAATAGCAATGTCGAGCACGGAACGTGGCTTCATTTCCTTCATAAAGCGCTGGACGTTGTCCTTGACGAACTGGAAGATGCCAGCGTACCTGCCTTCCCAATAGACGTGCTTGTAGACATTCAAGTCGTCCATTGTGTTGTTGTCCGGGTGGAGCTTCTCGAAGAACCACTTGTTGATGTCAGCCTGGGTAACGTACTTCTTGCCCTCTTTCTTGAGAATACGGGTGATCGTGTCCTCGAAGATACGAAGGGTGCCAAGTCCGAGCACATCGAACTTCAAGAGCCCAAAGTCCTCAAGGTGACGAGCCGCCAAACCCTCTGGCCAAGGCGTCTGCAAGCCTCCCTTTGCCTTGATCAGGGGCATCGAATCCCTGGAGCCACTGGTGATGATCACGCCTCCTGCGTGCCTTCCAATGGTCCTCTGCTGCTTCCAGAGAACATCGAGCGTTTCCTGGAAGTTGGGGAAGTTGATGGCAACCTCTCGCATGAACTTCTGGAACGACGGAGAGTGCTCGGCAAGATCCTCAAACGTCAACTCGTACTGAGCAGCATCGAACCCTGGCTCGGCCTTCTTTACCGCCATTACCTCGGGGATCATGGTTTTGGTATAGTCGTTCACCAACTCGAACGGCACTCCGTTGAGCTTGCACAGATCCTTGATAAGAGACAAGGGCTTGAGAGCAGCAAAGAGGCTCACCGGAATGACGTTCTCCTCCCCAAAGAACTCCTGGAGAAGCTTCACTGCCTTTTCACGGTCAGCAAAGTCCGAGTCAATGTCAGGAAATGAGTTGTGAGTCAGGACGTAGTTTTCGTACGGCTTGTCGCTCACATAGAAGGTGTGGTCATCAGCAACGCCAATATCAATTAGCGTTGTTGGCTGTGAGAGAGTGACTCGTCGAACTTGTTTGATTTTCATGCTTTATTACCAAATGAGCAGTTTTCTTGTAGCTGCGCTGTTCAAGGTTTGGGACCGCAGTCCACAGGTTGGCATCTTTTATTGCAGAAATAAACTCCTTCTGCGTTACTACCAACACCCTAATCCGATACTGGGCTTCCACAATGGGTATCTTGTCGAGATTCTTTCGCCAATCAGCTTCGTGTGGATGATCCGTCTTCGCTTCCAACCCTTTCAACTCAACGTACATGTCGAACTCAGGTAGGAAGAAGTCGGGTGTATATGTGTACCTGCCAACGCGGAACGTCGTAGGTTCATACACGGCTCTGATGCCAAGATGATTCATTGCACGCTGGAAATCTGCCTCCAAAGAGCTACGGAAGCGTATGCTTCCCAGGTCTGCCCGATAGCCACTGCGTCCCCAAGTGGAAGGGACTACATCGGAAGTAAAACAGCTCCATGAACAGTAACTTCCGTTCAATCTTGCTGGCTTTTGCGTGAAAACAATCGAACAGCGCCTACAAGTGTTACTCTTGAACCGCTTCTGGGAAGCGTTCTTGCATTCATAAGAGCAGAACTTACCCCGTTGCGAAGGGTATCTCAGAAATGTCTTAGAACAGCTCTGACACGAGGCTTCAACCTTGTCGGCGGCCTTCTTCCTGCCAAACAAGTTCTTGCAGCCATCCGAGCAAAACACCTTGCGAAACACATTTGAAGAGCCGCGACCTGTGCCAGTCTGCTGTATTTCAAAGGTGTCGCCGCACTGCTTACAGCTTCTCGAAAGCGTATCGCTCGTCAAAGTGCAGTTTGATGAGTTCGTCTGTTTCTTGGAGTTCATCTGCTCTTACTTCCGCTCTCTGACCGTCCCGGATCACTACCCAAAGGTGATTTGGACTGCATGTGATGGTGGTCCCATCCTCAGCTTCCACCTCAATCAACTCCTGGTGCTCAGACTCCACCTTGGACACCACAGGCTTGTATTCTCCAGTGTGAGTCAAAACCTTGTGGAAGCCAGAGTCGAGATATTGAAGCTGGCACGCTCCAACATTGGTCAAAACATAAGTAGTTGGAAGTAGGCAGCGCTTCTTGCGAGTCATGAAGCGCTCGAACAGGAGATCGTGCTTGATTGGGTCCATTTGGGTGATCCCCAGGACGTATGCAAGCAAGGAGCCACCAGCAGACCCACGAGCATTGCCAAGGAGCATGTGCTCACCACACACCCGCATGATGTGGTAGTAGGTCAGGAAGTATTTGGCAAACTTCAAGGTCTTGATGACTTCAAGCTCATATTTGAGCCGGTCAATGTAAGCCTGTTTCCCAGCAACCTTGCGGTTCTTCAACCCCTCAATGGCGTATTGCTTCACAGCTTGGAAGGCAATTGAGTCCTCGTTGTCAGCTTCCTCGGCTGGCAACTTGCTCTTGAACTCCTCCACGCTCTCCTCGTCCAGGAGTCGCTGAATTGCAGGAAGCTTCACCCTGCGATCCGGCTCTGGCTTCCCAATTTGCTGGTGTGCAATGTCATGGGTCCGCTCGATGGCGTCAGCCACGACATCATCATCGTAGAAGCTGTACTCCTTGCAGTATTCCTTGTAGCTGGCCCAAATCTGCTCAACGTTCTTTGGGTAGAGCTCACACTTGAGCTCGTCCACGCTGGCCGGAAGTTCGTCCCTCTGGTCTTCGGGCTTCATGAATTGAAGCCGCCCCATCATCTTGTAAATCTCCCTCTCTCGCCAGTGTGTTGGATCGGCGTAGTGGGCATCACAAGTCACCACCAACGGGGCTCCTGTGCGCTTGGAAGCCTCGATCAGGTGGTAGTTGACAAGGTGTTGGGCTCCAAGCTTGTTGAACTGGAGTTCGAGGTAGTAGTTCTCAGGGCCAAGAGCATCCTGGAACTGCTTGATTGCCTCGGCAAGCTTGCTCTGGATCAGCTCAAAGTTGTTGTCGTTTGGCCCCCAAAGCTTGAAATCGCCGCCGTCCTGGTGATCAAAGATGATCTTTGCAGGGTATCCACCAATGCAAGCGGACAGGGCAACGATGTTGCCCTTAGCATACTTGCGAATCATCTCCAGGTCCATCCTGGGGTAGCGGTAGAAGCCGTCAGCCGCCGAATCGGATACCAACCTGAAGAGAGCCTTCAATCCCTCATCGTTCTTTGCCAGCAAAACCAAGTGGTTGCGCTGGTACAGGGGATTGCGGACCTTTTGCTTGGATTCCTCCTCGTTTTCGACAATGGTTCCACCGGAATCGTCACTGTCGGCATTCTGCAATGCGTCAATGGCTTCCTTGACATCAGTGATGGCTGTATCGAGAGCCTCAACGAGTTCCTCAGCAGGCGCAGCACCCTTCTTGGTGTTCTTGGCTTGCGCCTTAGCCTCTCGGGCAGCAGCGTTCTCCGCTTGCTGCTTCTGGTAGAGCTCCCTCCACTCCTCCAGGGAAGGAATGAAATAAGCCTCAACGCCAAAGATTGGCTTGAACTTGACTCCCTTCCCCTCCAGCTTCTTTGCATGGAGGTACTGGTGGGAGAAACCATTCATGTTGCCGTGGTCAGTCAGGGCCAGGGAGTCGGAGCCATTCTTGATGGCAAAGTCGATGTGGTCCTGTGGACGCCCAATGGCATCGTATGTGGAAAAGGTGCTGTGCGAGTGAAGGCCAACGAAGCGGTTAGGTGCTCTGCTCATAGTCGAGGAGCATACTAACCACCCCGTTCAATGAATTCAAGTCCCGCTTGCCTCTTCAAACAACGGTGTGACATTCTTTGGGTTGTTGAACCGGTGACCAGAATCAGCTAGCATGTTTAGCAGGTCAATTACGTCCCATTCCTTTGGGACTTCAAAATTTCCCACAAATACCCACGGATAATCAAGCTCAACTTTGACCAGCTTGAGTTTGACTCCAAAATAGGAATGGCATCCATCCTTCATGTCCGGTCGAGTCGAAAAAGAAATTTGAACTTGCTTGATCGACTCAGCTTTTTGGCTGTCAATGTCCTGAGTGCCATTCCGAATGGTGTTGTAGCGGCGAATCATCTTCATCTCCTTGGTTAGCGATACATTGCAGCGAAAGTGTCAACTGCCCTGTGAAGAGCGGAACCCTTCTTGCAGAGGTCATCGCACAAGAGGAAGTGGCGATAGCCAAGGGTGAAAAGCAGCTCCAACTCTGCAAGATCCGAGCACGCTGGAACGTTGTTGTGAAACAGGGAAAGAAGCATCCTGGAGCCAACAACCGCATACTTGTCGGCTTGAATGATCGTGCGGTGAGCCTCCAAGATGTGGTGAGGCTTCTCAACCTCCACATACAGATCGCCACGAGCACAAGCCAACCGAATATTCCCGTGGTCGTTGCCACAAGAACGGTGGTAGGTTCGGAACGAGGTTTCCGCATATTCCAAACCAGCAAGATTCTCGATCTTGAGGATCAGGTTTGCTTTCCGTCCAACAAGCTCTTGGAACTCCTCAACATCCTTCTCCTTTTCCACGTATGAGAGGTAGAAGTTCTTGAAGCCAAGCTTCACAGCTTGCTGAATCTTGTCCTTTTCGTCGTTGGTGAAAAGCGCATCGGTGATCTTGACGTTCTGGTCTCGGAAGTGAACCGAATCCCCAGGCTTCACCCGATACTTCGGAAATCCATCCCCACGAAGAATCAGACGCTTCCCATCGACAACCTTCTCCACGGTTGCCCAATCTTCTCCAGCCTTGAAGATGATTGGGTGCGGAGTCGGGAGCTTGATGGAATGGTTCATCACCAATTCCAGGTGGTCGGGGAAGTATTCCGCAGCTTCCACCCGAAGCTGCCTCCCCTTTGCATCCAGCCAAAGGGGGACTGTTGCCGTCCCTGGGATCTTTGCCAGTTCCGCCTTCAAATCACTTGACTTGAAGAGCAGTCCGTTCATCCTGATTCCCCCAACATTGGGATCATTGATGAACTCTGCAAAGTGAGCGTCGGCAGGAACAGCGGTGATATGCAGCTTTGGGTACATTTGGTCTCCTATCCGCCCCTATAGGAACCATTCCCCCCCGATTGTCAAGCTCACAGGAGCGGCTTCGTTGCCCGTCCGTGGCTTGCCGTGTGCATCGTGCTCTTGCCAGAGCCAAGCTGCTTCGTCACCGTGGTGGGCATCTTGGGAAGGGTGTAGTTGGTCTTCTTGATCGACCCGTAGAGGTCGTGGAGAGCCGTCATCACAGTGCGGACCTGCTCTGGAGTCTGGCGATCCGTGAGCTCCTTCTTGAAGCTGTCAACCTTGCCGCTTGCAGCAGCGAGGATTCCAAACATCACGTCCACAACACGCTCTGGAGCGTCCAGTGGGATGATGTGCTCGGGAGGCAGAAGAGGTCTCCAGGTGTCGCGAACCGAAGCCGTGATAGAATCCATGGACGTGCTGCTGCCGTATGGCTTGTGAATCAGGAAAACCTCGTACATGGAGTTCAAGGTGGTAAACGCATCAGCCGTTGAACGGGTTTCAGCGTCAGTCACACCGAGAGCACGAAGCTGGTCAGCGTTGATCGTGTCGTATGGGTGCTCGTCACCGATGAACACCAAGATTGGACGAACCGAGCGAGCAACGTTGGGGACCGTTGCAAAGTACGCAGCAGCGAGCTCGTAGCTTTCCTTGGTCTGTCCACCGCCATTACCTTCGATCACAAGCCCTTCCAGGGCTTCCTTGGCTTCCTCGAAGGTGTCAGCGGGCTTCTTGATTTGAAGCGGGTAGTTGTCGGAATAGGCATCTCCGACAGCCGCCATGATGAGCTTCGCATCCTCTCCGAGGTACTGCTTGAGCTCGTGACGAAGGTAGGGAAGCTTGCCAAACATCACGGCAGGCCACTTTCCCATCGACCCTGTGACATCCGTGACGACGATCAAGGAAGGGGTGTCGATGTTCAGGTCAGGGAGCACAAGATCCCTTGCGCTGACACGGGCTGCGGTTGCTGCGGAGTAGCTCCTGTCAACCACGGAACTCGTGTAGGCTGCTCTCGCATCCTTGTAGTCATGGCTGGGAACCCAGGAAGTGGCTGTGTAGTCGGCTGATTCGCTCATCTTTTCCTCACTTGATCAGATCGTAGGTCACCCCGGGGAAGGCTTTCCCCCTGGTGTTGCGGCTTCCGAAGGCTTTCATTCGAACCTCTGCGATTTGCCCGAGAAGATCGGTTGACTGCCAGTTCGGCCGCTTGAGTACATCCCGGTCAGTAAGGCGTCGAATGAACGCCGTCAAGTGTTGTGGGATGTTGGTCATCCTGGAGAGTTCCTCGGGAGTGGTAAGCTTTCCCGTGAGAGCAAAAGCCATGGTCATCCCAAGGGCGTAGAGATCGGTTTCAGGAAGCAAGGGCGGCCTGTTAGACCAAAGCTGCTCAGGAGGGGAGAAGTGCTCCGTGAACCCAATGTTCCGGCTCTTCTTGTTGGGCTTGATCATCGCCAACCCGAAATCGATCATCACAGCTCCGTGACTCTCGGGTTGGAGGATGATGTTCTGCGGCTTGATGTCGCCGTGAACCACTCCATTCGCATGGAGGTAATTCAGCCCAGCCAAGAGACGTTCGAACATCCACCCAACGTGAATGGGATCAATCGACCCAATCTGTTCCACTGCCTGTTCGATGGTGGGGCCGGGGATATGGGACATGATGATCGCCAGGGCCCCATCCTCCATCTTGAGAACTTCGCGAACAGCAGGAAAGGCGTAGTGACGAATGTCCCAAATCGCTTGGGCTTCATTCAGCATTGCCTCCTCGAACTCCGGGGAAACCTCAAGGCAATACTTGAGCACGGCGAGCTTCCTGGTGAGGACATGGCGAACGATGTAAGTTCGTCCCATGGCTCCCTCAGCGAGGTACTTTACAACCTCGTAGGAACCAATGACCTTCTTCCCATCAAACTCCGAACCCAGGCTCCTGTCGTAGTTTCGACGACGACTCTCATCCGAGAGAGTATCCCGAGCCTCTGTGAGCCTCGCAAAGAGCTTTGCGCTACCCGTTGGCTTGTCGGGGTGGTACTTGAGAGCCAGGGCCTTGAAGGCAGCCTGGATTACCTCAACTGAGGCACGGCGGTCGACATTGAGAACTTCGTAGTGGGTTGTCATGTCTCCACCATAATCATCCCCATTTACCGGGCAAGGGGTTGATCCGTAGTTTGTGGACGGGGAATTTGTTCATTTCTACGGCCGTAAATGCCATAGAAAATAGCAGCAAAGGCTGCAAGGAAGAAGATCCTTCCCATCAGCCTACCGCCCTCTTCACCTTGCCCTCAACGATAGCTGCGACAGCTCCGATCAAGGCAATTGTGGTGTAGATTCCAAGGATTCCGCAAAACCCAACGAAACGGATGTAGCTATTCATCTTTTGCTCTTTCAGCGAGGTCCAGTCACCCGGAAGTCACCAGCATGGTTGTACTCGATATTCCAGGTCGCTCCAACGTGGTACTGGTTGTATTCCGTGAGTGAGGTGGGGGTGTAGTTCCTTGTCCCACGCTCACCAGCATCGAGAGTGACAGCGTAGGTCACGTTCTCTTGGTGGCAATCTACCACTCCATTGTTGGCAATGTAAAGCTGCTCAGGGTCGCTGGGACACGAAAGGTTGCTTTGTGCACGGAGGGTAGGACGGACAGGAGTGTGGTCGGAACCAGAAAGGTGTGCCCGATCCACAGCACTCCAACGTGGGTACTGGTAGGTGCACATCTGGTCGTAGTCAGGGCAGCGGTGGTAGCAGGTGTCGTATGCCGTTCGGTAACAGGTATCACAGCTCGTGCTCGACGAACAGGATGTGGTGGTCCTGCAACGCTCGCTGCAAGAAGAGGACCGGGTGCCATTGCTGGAACAAACCGTACGGCAAGAGGTGCTCGGGCGGCATGTTTCCACCGAACGGCACCGACAGTCATAGGAGACTTGGTGAGGGTTGCACTGGTAAGGATCACAGTTGTGATAGCTACGGATTTCACGCTCGCAGCTTTCGTTGAAAGAATGGGCAGGTTCCTGGTCTCTCCAGGAATGTCCATTTTGAATGCTTCGCTGGAGAGTTGAAACCTCGTAGTTCCAGGAAGTGGAGAAGATGGTCGCTGTTCCTGAATGCCAGGAGAACAACCAGAAGAAGAAGTAGATCACCAGGGCAACTGCCACAAATCCACCAACAGGAAGCAAGAGACGGGACTCAAAGGTCACTTTCGTCACTTCCTCGTCATCGGACTCTGTGAAGGTGGGTGCACGGTAGTGAGAAGGCTTCCCCGAAGGAGGCGGGGTGGGCTTAGGGCGCTTGGACGCAGGCTTTGAGCGAGGTCCATCGTAGTCAGGATTGACAATTAGCTGAGGAGTGGAACTGGTGTGGCTGTACTCCTCGAAATACTCGGGACGGCCCTTGTCGTCCACCTTCGGTGCAGGAAGCTTGGAACCTGGAGTGGTCTCCTGCCCAGAAGAGACGATTTGCTTCTTCTCGGATTGGTCGGACCCGCATTCCTCGCACTTCCCCTTAGAAGCACGGTTGCGGTGGCTGCAATACTTGCAGATCCAATCCGGGTTCTTCTCCTCGAAGACCTTGGTGTCCTGAACTCGGTTATCGTAGGACATATCCCAGGGGATAATCTCCTCGTGGGTGTCATCAATGGGCTTCCCGCAAGCAACACACTTGTCCTCCCGCCCCTTGTTGAAGGTGCGGCAGTGTCCGCACTTCCAGTCGTGCTCGATGGTCCAGGTCTTCGTGGTGTACTCTTCGCTCATGCAGCCAAGGTACGCACAGAGAAAGCTCTGTCAAGCATTATACGTGTGCCCAGGAACAAGAGAATGGTACTCGTCCGGGATGTACACATTGGAGATACCGTAGTCCCACTCACTGTCAGTTTCAGCCATCTCCTTGGCGATAGGGTGGTCTATCTTCGAGATGTCCACAGCAGCAGCAAGGAGTGAATCCCCGTAGATGTCAATGCAGAGCACTTCTTCCCTATTCGCACTCAAGAGAGTGGAAATGGGCTCCCAAGGACTCCAACCCTCAAGGTCAACTTCGTAGCTGTCAGCAATCTTCTTGCTTACCGAACACAGCCAAGAGGTGAATTCGTCGAGACTTGGAGCTCGTTTTTGAAGGTATGCTCCGCAGCCAGGGCAGTAAGCATGCTTCTTTTTCATTTTTTTGCAACAAGAGTTCAGGTGGTACACCTCCTGGAAGAACTTCTTCAAGAAAGCATTCGCCAAGCTCCTGATCGCATCCTGCGGAGTTTCGTGCAAGGTATCAGAGGTCAGAACCAAGTGACCCAAAAGGGTTTCGGCTCCATAACCCATCCTGAGAGTTACGAATTTGATAGCCATGAGTCAATTACCACCTTTCCATCGTCGCCAAAACGCCGCCAATAGTAACCCCAACAAGACCAAGGACCATGATGATCAACGTAAACGTTGTTTTGGCATCACTTCGAGTGCGCAGCAACTCAGCTTGCCTAATTTGCTTGCGACGTTCAATTTCCTTGTAAATTTCATCTTCTGTCACAGGTTACTCCCCCAGGAAGATGATATCAAACCGGGTTGCGGAGGTTCCATCCGGTTCAATACGGACAGGAATCCTCCAAACGGGGTTGGTTTCCGTTTTGAGTTGCTGCTGCCTGATCATTTCAGCTTGTCTGTTCATTACTTCCAGCTTTGCTGGTGTGGCAATGAAATACGGGTTGAGCTCTGTGAGCTTGCGGTAGTAGAAGTCTCTTGCAAGACGAAGGGTGATGGTATTCATGGTTCCTGAGTCTAGGATACCAGAAACCATTTGTTCTCGCTCACTTCAGAGCCTCAATTGCCGAACAAGCAGCGGCATACCGGGCAATGGAAATGCACTCAGCAGTATTATCCCACTCTGATTTGGTGAAAACATCCTCGTCGTTCTCGATACCAGTCAGTTGGGTAATGTTCACACGCCGGATGTTTTCACCGGCCACCACCGTAGCCCAGGAAAATTCACGCTCCAACTTTGTCACAAACACAAGAGTTCCCCATGGAACTCCAAGGTCACTGGCAGCAAGAGGAGACACAATCTGAGCGGTTCCGCCCTCGGAAACTGGTTTTGGCTGCTTATGGGAAAATGGTTTCATCGTGCCTTCACTTCCTCTTCCTCGTCTTGTAGTCTTCGCCCACAAATTTGAAGATGGTCCTCTGAGTCTTGGGATTCCACCTCTCTTGGAGAGGCTTGATCACATAACCCTCTCGGGTGTGACCCGGATAGAGCACAGAAGGTCCGTTCCTCAGAGACTCAAGAGAAGGCTCCCAGGGGCCTCTGTAGAGCTCGGGAACAACGTCCAGGCCCATTGCCAAGGCAATGGCTTCCGTGACATTCCAGTCGTTGTAGCGGCCCAGGGAAGGGTTCCAGGAGTCAAACACCCGGAAGGTAGCTCCCTTGTCAACTCCATAGCGAAGATCCTGGACTTGACCGTAGACTTCACCGTAGATCACGGTTCCTTCAAGGTTGATGTCGTTGAATTTGAAAGCCCCGGAAAGGAGTCGCTTGAACCTCTCCTCCATTCCAAGATTCTTGGCGACCTGCCACCAGAGATTCCTCTCTACGCCATCCTGGTCGACATACTCGGCCTTGACACAAGTACGAGAGCCAACCCAAAGGCGACCATCACGGTAACAAAAACGTCCATTAGCACCATGGATCTTCTCCAGGATGACAACCTCGTCACCCTCGTTGATGAGCCCAGCATTTCGGTACTTGGCCCAACCATCAATGTCGGTGTAAATCGGCATGAAGCCGGGATCACGCTCATTCTCACCTGTCGTTGCGAGCGTGTCACCTTGGTCCTCGTACTTGGTCAATCCAAGTCGTTCGGCAACATGCGTGCCAACGGGGATCGAGGCAAGCTCCTCCTTGGTGAAGAGGATCTTTGCAGGGACAAGCAATCCATTTGAGAAGATTCCACGAAGACGAACAGCGTCGATCCTTCGCCCCGGCTTCAATCCTGGGTTGTCCTTGAGAATTGGGTGCTCCGGGTCCGTTGGGAGAACAGTGTCAGGCGGCAAGAACACCGCCAAGTCACCATTCTCGTACGTTCCCGTACGGAAGATGACGTTCTGCCCATAGACCTGGGTGATGGAAAGGGTATCGGCGTTTGGGTGTTTGCCAAATCCGCCAATTTGAACCAAGTGAACAAGCCAGTCGCTCATATTTTCCTCTTTTGCCGCAAATCAACGATGAAGCGGCATCTTCATGATCTCAACGAATTCAAGGCGTTCGAAGTAACCATCCCACGGACGGTAGCTCCCATAGTCGCCCTTCTTGACAGGGGTCTCACAGGCTCGCCTGTCCTCGATTGCTTCTTGCTCTGTCTTCCTCACAGAGTAGAAGTGGAAGTTGCCCAGGGACCTTCCAAAGGTATCACCCGTTTGGTAGCGAACAACCACCAAGTAAACCTCCGAGCACTCCAGCACGGAAGGATCAACCTCAACGGAGTCCTTGAAGAAGAGATGCTTTGGCTCAGAAGCATAGAGCCTCTGCACACTCAAGGTTGTGGTCTGGTCAGCTCGATCAGACCAACGCTCCTCGGGGTTTAGCCGCTCTCCACCAGTGGTGGAGCTGGTGTACTCGATGTAGACCCTGGGAGAGTCGCTCTCTGTGCTATTTCTTTGCATGGTCCCAGGAGAGTAAGAACTCCTGGGAGGAAGTCAAGCTTCACTTTTCAAAAGTGCCTTGCCCAACGATAATCCTTGGGAAGTTTGAGAGTGGTCCATTTTGGGTCAAGGTGATCTTGACTGAGGTTGGCCCAGTAGAGATTCGGTTATCGTAGTCTGGTTCGTAGACCTTGAATTCAACCTTCGCGTTGTCGGAGAAGTTGTGTACTTCGTTGATGAATTCCCGAAGGTCCTTGATGGTCGTGGGCAAGGTGAACTGGTACTCGACTGTGGTGGTGGTTGCGACTTTTGTAGCTGCCATTTGAAATCTCCGAAGGAAGGGTAATGCTCGCCAGGGAAACTGGCAAGGGGGAATTCACTCGGTATAGAGCGCGTACTCCATCTCGTCCGCTGAGACGTAGAAGAGCTCTTCATTGTACAGACAAACTAAGAAGAGTTTCCTTGCTGCAAGCCTCCAAACGTAGAGGTAGCAAACATCGACGACATAGACCGGTTCGCGGAAAGGAATCGTTTCTACGTCAAGAAGGTCAGTGGCGGTGGAGTTGGCTCTCACACCGTTAACCCGCCCAAGGAACTTGATTAGCTGCCCTTTGTAGTCAGCTCTCTCCCTGCTTACAATAAAGCGCTGCGGTCCGCTCAGGTATTCGTCGGAAACAGGACGATACAACCTTGGCATGATCTACTCTCCATCTCCCAGGACTTCGTAAACTGGTTCACGGAGGATTACCAAGCGTTCTTCGACCAAGCAAACCAGCGAGACTGTGCCATCCGTTTTATGGATGTAGTCGTTGGTAACCGTCGAGAGAACAACATCAACCACGAAAAGGGTGTCCAGAGACTTAAAGTCGAGCCCTTCGGACGAACTAAAGTTTCGCTTGTTGCTCTGGATGAAATAGCCGAAATGTTGGCATCCCAAAATGATGTTCTTCCCGATCAAGGTCTTGCGTCTGGCTGCAAGAAGCCCCTGAGTGAACTTTGGCAACTTATCTTCGGGCATAATGGTGAAAAAACCGGCATCACAGCACCTTGACGGCATCCGTCTCAAGAATGCCGTACTCACCATCGGTGAGGAGTACCTTGATTTCACTCTTCCCACCCGAGATGAAGTCAACAACCTCCAAGGTGGAGCCTCTGCCATAGTCACTTCCGTACCAGAGCTCTCGTCCGGTACGTGGATCGGCGAACTTCACCTCGGTGTCCCTTGTGAACTGAATCTTGAACCTGGGGAGTTGGCTGACTCTAGTATTCATAAGGGCTCCTTCTTCTCTCTTCTTGGTAATCCTCCACTATGAGAGGAGTTCTCAGAACTCAGAGTCCTGGCACTTGCAAGAGTTGCAACAGTGGACGGTCTTCTCTTTGCGTCGGTACTTGATCAACTTTTCCCGGTAACGTCTGTTGCACTCCACGGTGCCGTCTTTCTTGCATACATCACAGCGCAAGTCTTCCTCAAGACCGCAGTGCTTGCACTTCCGCCAGTAGAACTCGGGATCATAGATCCCAAAGAAGTCCTCCGAGCAGTAGATGTTGGGCTCCACATCCTCCCAGGAGTGAAACCCACAAGCGCAGAGAGCTCGTCGGAAGATGGAAGGCTTCGGTTGATTGGTTTGTTCGGCCATGGTACTCTTTCTTGTGGTCGCCTTTCCAAGAATCGAACTCGGATATCGTGCCAACAAAGGCGAATGGGGTTGTTGCTGATTGAATCCGTCCATGCTCGGCCCCTTGCGAGAATTAGACTTTCCTGGACCTTTAGGCGTGACCGAGTTGGTCGATCCAAGTGGGATCATTTACTTCAACACCACTTGGTCCCATAAAGGGTGGTGTCAGAGCTTCTGTTTTCAGGAGAACCAGCGCCCGAAGCAACGCTGGACATTCCATTTAGACAGGCAAGGCTTCTACTCCATTAGGCTTTGCGGGTGGGTTTCTACAAAGTTCCGGGCGATGAGTTTAGGCACTTTGGCCTTCTAGACAGGCATTGGGACGGCGTTTCCTTCTTAGCTCTCAGTTGGTCGTTGCTGCCACACCCACCATTTAACCAGCCCCCTCTTGTCGTCAACACCCTTCGTTCATTTTGGCGAAAGGAACACGTCGTAGGAGTGTTGGTTCCCTCTGGTTGCCGTGACGAAGTACAGATCGCCAAGCAACGCCTGGATCAGGTCGACCGTAGGGAGCTTGGTCTCCTTGATGATCCCGACCGAGAGGAACTCCACCAGGGAGCTCCGCTTGTTGAGCCCGATCACGAAGGTGCCTCGCCAGTATTCCGGGTTGAACTTCAGGGAGTGGTAATCCAGCTCGCAAGCTGTAACCCTGGAGAACCAAAAGGTATCTGCCGTGTGATCAGCGTACGAGACGTACGGCTGCGTCAACACCAAAAACGGCATTCGGGCCTTGATTGCTTCAAGAGAGTCTACCATTCACCATTTCCTTCACCGTGAACAACTCCCCAAGGAGTCGCTTGATAGCCTCTCCATGCGAGGCATGGGTTGTCCACTCCTTTGTGGCTGGATTGTACTTCCTCTGCTTGACCGGAATCTTCTTGATCTCACCGATGAGAGCGTACATCGCTTGATTTTGGTTTTTCAGCCAAGGAAGCACGAACACCGTCCAGTCTCCATTCGTCCTGGCGATGATCACAGGCTTCTTATCAGCCCCCTCAGCGGCTTCCAGTTCCTCGAACGAGGGAACCGCCATTGGGTTGCTCTCGACCCACTGTGCAGCCTCCTGGGCAAGCTGCTGAATGGTTCCGCCTTCAACGGGCTGACCGTTGGCATCCGAGACGACATAGAAGGGCCAGAAGTTCTGAACAGCTTCGAGGAATAGAGCAGCCTGGGCTGCTGGAACAGAGAACGGTTCGCCATTACCCCTTCGAGCTGGGACCTTGATGCCGGGAATAGCCTTCATTGCAAGGAAGCCAGCCTTACAGGAAGCTCCCTTGAGGTAGAGGAACCCGTCCTTGAACCAGAGAGGAGCCGACGAGGTGGAAGCCTCCAAGGAGAGGACGGCAGCGAGGGCACTGTACCCAAGCCACTTGACAGCGGAGACAAGGAACGCTCGCTCCTTCTCTTCCATCCTGAAAGAGAGAATCCAGTCCAGCCCCTTGATGATCTTCCGAAGATCCTCTCCAGTGAGCTCGAATTCCCTTCCACCTTCCGAAGCCATGGCAGCCTTGTTGCTATGCTTGAGCAAGGCATCACGGATCTCATTGAACTTCGGGAGACAGGCTTCCGGGAGGTTCTCGGGGTTCATCCCCCAAATGATCGAGATGGCAAACGGGTAGTTCGCCTCGATGGTCTTTGCGTAAAGGTGGGTATCCTTCCTTGCACAAATGGGACCATAGCCCCTTTCTTCGCTCGCTGGGTCTTCCAGGGGCAAACCACAGCGAGAACAGCGACGACGTTCATTCCGTTGGAAGGCAAGACTCATCTGAACACCTCTATTCAAGAATAATGTCTGTTTCGCCGGGGTCAAGGGAAATATTATTTCTCCGATGCATTCTTGCCACTTTTCCCAAGTGATTACAAGGCGTTGGGCGAATAGAAGGCTCCAGTTTTGTAAACTTAATCTGGAATCTATTCAGGTCAACTCTCAGACAATTGAGAAACTTGAAAAGCAAATGTGGGGATGGCTGAACCAGTTCGGTGCAAGGGCAGTTCCCTGATTCACTCTTTCCAGTATGATAAGGAAGAGAGGATTCTCCGGGTATTCTTCTTGAGCGGCTACGTCTATGACTACTTCTTTGTCCCTGAAGAGGTTGTGGAGGAGTTTCAAAAGTTGGCCGAGCAGGGTGGAGAGAGTCTTGGGAAGTGGTTTGCCAAGAACATCAAGAAGACCTTTGAGTACCAGAGAGTAAAGCAGGAAGATGACGACAAATAGGTTCTCCGCAAGTGACGAAGGCAAGCTGTTCTACATCATTGGGGATTTCCCGGTGGCGATGTTCGAGTTCGACGGGCTGGCTTCAGACATCCTATCGTATCGAGGACTTGTGAACATCAACAGCAGCGAGACCGCCCTGCTTTACATTGGCTCAAGGGTCCCACAGCCGATCAATGGTAGGGTAACCACCTTCTACGTCTTCCTCTACGATGAGAAGGTTGTTGGACTCCCCACACATCTCTACGACGAGTCCAGCAATCCAATCATCTTTGTGGAGCTTGGAAAGGACCCCGTCCGTAGCAATGCAAGGTACGGAGACAACCTACCACTTGCTCCAATTGCCATCACTGTTGCCAAGTCGACACTGCTCAAGCTTGCTCAGGTCGATAAGGACAGCGAAGCTCAAGAAGAAAAGAGCAGTTTTGTGAAAAAGTTCCGTGGAATGTTCCTGGACTTTTTCAGAGCTTGATCACTCCGGGTCAGCCGACTTCCGAATGATCCAGTTGATGTCGTTCACTTGGTAAGGGACTCCTACCTCGGCGCAGAACGCCTTGACACAAGTCCAGCCTTTGTAGGTTGCTAGTTTGCCTCGCAAAAGCAATGAAAACCTACCAGGGTCCAAATTGTGTTCAAGAGCGAACGCCTTGATATTGGTTACTTCTGAAAACACTACTCCATCAGGTGATGTTAAGCAAATACCAGCTATCGTTTTAGCATGCCTTGCCTCTCCTGGCTTGAATTGAGTTTGAGGAGAAGAATGCTTGCCTTTATGAGCTTGACTCATCCGGGCAGCATAGGGTTCACTCTTCCAAAGTTCAGTAACAATTAGGCGATTTGCTGCACCGATCTTTTCTTTGTGTTTTTCACCAAGCGGCTTACCTTTTGTGGGGCTCGGCTTTCCATACATCGGATTCAATTTACCTACCAAACCAATGTGCCCTGGCTTGAATTGGGTTGCTACTACATTTGGATGTGTTTTACCTACCAACCGCAATTTAGCTCTGGTTTCTTCCGAAGTTGTTTTTCGGTACGAAGCCTTATCAGCTCTTTTTCGCATGTTCATGATCTTTTCAGACCAAAAGCGATCCAAGAACTCTTGCTCTTTGAGTTGTCTATCCAACTCCGTTGATTCCTCCATCACTTCAAGAACCTCAAACACAAAAACCGTCTCCCCGTATTTGTTGAAACAGTTTTGCATCTTCTTGCTGTGGTGAGTTCCTCGTCGAAGAGAAGTTACATGGCCACGTAGCCTTCTCTTGAATTCCTTGCAACTGCCAATATAGAAGTATTGGTTAGCCGTGCAAGTTATTTTGTAGATCCCCGCTGACTTACTATGCCCTTTGTAGATGGTATGCACACCAATAACTAGTGTGCGCGGGGGACCGAATTTCTTCAAACATCCTTACGAATGATCCAGTTAATGTCATCTACAGTGTAAGGAACGCCTACTTCGGCACAAAACGCCTTGACAGCATCAGATACGCTACTCCAAGGCCAATCATCACCGAAAATAGCGCCGCCAGGAGATAGTAGCTCCCAATAAGCGATAAGGTCGTCATACACATCCTTTTCGTCATGACTTCCGTCAATGTAGATCAAATCTGCCTGGAGCTTGAAGTCCTGCAAAAAGGAAGCTCCAAGCTGGCTTGGCATCGACAATGGAACGATCTTGTCGGCACATCCGGCTTGGATCATGTTGCTCAAGAACCTCTTGTAGAAGGTTGGTCGCCCATTCTCCATTTCAAGATGTTTCTTGAGCTCGGCATCTCTCCAGTGCTCCTTGGAACCAAGCCAAGTATCAATGCAAATCACCGCTGTGTCGAGGTCAAGCGCTGTACAGGAGTTTGCAAGGTTAGCTGCGCTCAATCCCATCCAGCTACCAACCTCAATGATCAACTTGGGACGGAGATGGCTCACCAAACCTGGGAAGATTTGCCTGTCTCCATTCCAACCCCAAAGGCGAGTTCCTGGGACGGCAGAGAAGTCCTCGAAAGCATCCGAGAGCTCTAGTTTCGCAAGGAGTTCCTTCTTGTTCATCGTCTTTCCTTCAGAGAAATGCAAATCAACTTTGTCTTGGAGCCCGGAATGAACCCAACCGTGTAGTTGTACATCCTGTTGAACTCATCTCCCATGGCAACGATCTCGTGCATCGCTTCCGGTGTGAAAGTTAGGGAAAATGTGAAATTCACACCGTTCCCTCTCACAGCATCATGTCGGGCACGAATCATCTCGCGCACAGTTGCCATCAGTTGGCCTGAGCTTTCTCCCGCTTGCCAACAAGCTTGCCAGTTGCCGGATCACGAGAAATCACGATTTCTTCCTCTGGTTCCTCAACTTCATCGGTAGCCAGTGTGGTAGCTTGAGCCCTTGCCTTCTCTTCGGCTTGCCTCTGGAGAGCTTCGCCCATCTCGTTCCAACCCTTCACGTAATCCTCCGAAAGGATCAGAACGCCAGGATTCGCTTCGCTTTCCTCAAGGCGGACAGCTCGACAGTGATCAACAACGCTCTGTTGCGTGATGATGCACATTGTGAGGAGCTCACGGATTTGACCAACTACTTGGTCGCTGAACTTGTAGACCTTCTTAGCCATTGCTTTTTTCCCTTAGTCATGGCTAGAGTGTTTACTGCTTCGCGACTTGTTCAAGCCTTTCCTTGTAAAGCTTCAGGGCTTCCAAGGCTTCCGCGGAGATGTTCTCTGGAATGTAGGTTTCCAGGTCGATTCGGATGATCAAATCACCAACTTTGGTCTCGTTGGGCCCCCTTGGGATTCCACCACCGGCAACCCTCATGGGAGACAGTGGTTGAAACCCAGCAGGGATCTTCAACTCCTTCTTAGTCCCATCAAGGAGTGTTACGGTCCTGGTCCCACCAAGCACCAAGGTTGGGTAATCAACCGGCACAGCCGTGAGAACGTCGCCGTTGTGGCCGAACTTGTAGGGTCCATTGACCCGGAAGGAAACAATCAGTTCGACCCGAGTCCCCTCAATCTCCTCTCGGAAAATCAAGGAAATACCATCTCTGCAACCCCTCGGGAACTTGAATTTCTGAATGTGCTCGTATGGAGTGGATTCAAGCCCCTTGCCAACACGACGAGTCTTAACCAAGTTGATCGGAACTTCCCTCTCACCACCCTCAAGGACTTCCTTGATTGAAATGTCGATGGTGATGCCAGTCCTCATTGTCCTATTGACGAAAGCATTGGTGAAAGCGTACTCAAATGGGTCAAACGCAGGCCCATTCAAGGAATAGTCATACTCCTGCCTCTTCTGTGGATCAGAAAGAGTAGAGTACGCCTCGTTGACTTCCTTCATCTTGGCTTCCGCCATACCGTCCCCAGGGTTGCGATCGGGATGGTACTTCTTTGCCAATTCCCTGTAAGCAGCCTTGATCTCTTCGGGGGTAGCTTCAGGCGAAACGCCCAGGATCTCATAGAACGTCACAGCTTCTTCTTCCTTTTCTTTCCGGTAAACTGAACTCCACCAACAGGAGCCTTCTGGTTAGCAGCCGATTCAAGAATCCCATTGGCAACGATGGCAGCCATCGAGCCGCCTGTCATCGTAGGGAGCGGAGGAGGAGGGGGAAGAGTTGAAACACGGCCCACGTCAGCTTCAAGTTGGCCTCGGGCTTTCTTGACCCTTCTAAGACCCAGCAACCCGTAACCAGCAATGTCCTGGTAGGGAGACTCTCCAAGGGCATCCCTGTCAGTCGCAATCCGTTTCATCTTGTCGAAGATGCGAACCAACGCCAAGGCATCCCCGTACTGGGAAGGTTGGATTCCATTTGGATAGAGGAGACGCAGGAATTCCCCTGCATCATCAAAGCTCGACCCATAGGCTGCGTTCTTCACATCAACAAGTGCCCCGACTCTCTGGCCGAGCGATTCGTAGTTGTCCTTTGTCATGGGGACTACGGTAGTCCCTATTCGACCCAAAGTTAACCAATCCGGTCGTAAATCAAGTACGAATGGGTTGAGAGGACTTTGCTCTCAACAACCTTCCACTTCTTGGTATCAAGGGAAGGGAAAAAGGCATCACCTGGATGCCGCCCATACACTCTTGTGAGATACACCCTGGAGGCGAATGGGAGAGCTTGGCTGTAGATGTCAGCCCCACCAATCACCATAACCTCGGCCCCTTGGGAGAAAAGGGTTGCCAACCCCAATGCCTCTTCCCAGGAACGAGCAATGTGAATGCCCGTACCCTCTAGAAGAGAACGGCTGAGGACGATGTTCCATCTGTTTGGAAGTGGCTTTCCAATCGACTCATAGGTCTTACGACCCATGATAACGCTCTTCCCAAGGGTGAGCTCCTTGAACCTTTTCAGGTCCCCAGGAGCATGCCAGCCAGGAAGAGCGCCATTGTGACCAATGACCCCATCATCGTCTGCCGCCACAATCAAGCTTACTTTTGTTTCCATCATACCATAGAGAGGTTCGCTCGGTTGAAACTCAACCTCCAGCAGTAGGATGAAGTTGATCAACCTGCAATTTCAGTTTGATCACCGTGAATCGAAAAGGTGACTTGTGTCCGTATTTGTAGTTCAGGTAGAAAACCTGCCCAACAGGTCGGCTCATCGGTTGGATCGCTACAATTTGCAACGCTGCTATGGCTGGGAAAATGCTACTTGGCAGCAGCATCAGTTCTTCCAGCTTTGCATCGCCGCTGCAAGCTCGTGGTCTTCCTTGAAGATTTCATCATCGTGGAAGACCGTGGTGGGCTTGCCATCCTTCTTCGGAGGAGTGGCGGGCTTTGCTGTGGGAGCAAAGTGCTCAGGAGCCTGGATCAGCTTCGGGCCAGTGAGCGGAGCGTTGGGCTTGAAAGAAGCTCCGTCTGTGACAGCATCCTTCCCAAACCTCTCAAAGATCGCGTCCAATTCCTTCTGGAAGTCAGAAGGCTTGGACTTCTGGCCCTTGCCCTTTCCGGCGCTCGGAACCTTGCTGTTCATGAGAACTTGTGGACCCTTGAACGAGTCGTTCGAGTACCACACATTCTTGTGCCACGTTCCCATGTGCTCGTTGAGGATGATGGTTTCGCCATCGGAGTTCATGAAAACAACCTTGGAGTAGCCAATGTAGGATTTCAGGGTGGCACGAATGAAGGAGTTCTTCAAGATCGAAGCCGGGTTCTTGTAGTTCTCCGCAAGCATCCTCGCGAACACTGCCGAATCACTCTCCTTGGCAGAGGTGAGGTTGGTGAGCGAACGAATGATGCCGTTGTGAGCAAGAGCGAGCTTGTTCTTCACGACCCAAAACGGGTGGGTGTTCTCGGGAGTCACGTCACCATGGGTCTTGATGCGGAAGTGCACGACCATCTTGCGAAGCGGTCCAGCTTCCTGGTACGCATCCCAGAACTCGTTGAACTTCATGAAGCCCTTCGAGATGACAACCTTGTCGCCGGTTGCGTACATGAAGCCCGCTCCGTCCGAGTTGGCCTTCCACATGGTGCGGAAGCTGTCTGCCGAAATCATGACCTTCTCAGGCTTCACAACGATGATACACATTTGTTTCTCTCCTCTGCTCTCTCTGTTCTTTCAACCTAATTCGTTTTCCAAGCCCGTCAAGTGAAAATCTTACCATCCGGTCGGAGGGTGATCCAAGGGAAGCAAGACCAAGCAGATGGAAGTTTCCAGTCAGGGGAATCGACGTTGCCGTTCTCCTCAAGAGAGTACAAGCCGCCAACCTCGAACCACCCGCTCCAGTGGTCTGCTCGTTCTGTACAGACCACCTGTCCGTCAGAGATCACCTTGAAGGCAAGGCCCCCGCCGTCGCCTGTTCGATATTCAGATCCCAGTGGTAGATTGAGTTTCATGGTGGAACTGTAACCACCATCACCGGGAAGTCAACGGTAGTGCTGAACCAATCCGTTGGTATAGAAGATGTGCCACGGCAAAAGGTGGCTGGCAGCGACGTAGTTTTTGATCTTTTCAGAAACAAATGTCGCTTCCCGGAGCTCGTATTCCTTCCCAGCCACCCAAGTCTCCTGCATCACAGATGGGTTGTTCGGCATCGCAACGCGGTGAACGTTCTGCCAGAACTTCGAAACCGTAAGGCACTTGACCCTCACCACAGGTTCAACCTGGATGACCTCAAAGGCAAGGCCATCACCTTCCAACTTCTGCCCAATCGTGAACTCGCTCATAGCTCAGCCCGTAACCATTCCACTGTCTTCGTCAAGGAAGTATTCCGTGAACTCGGAGAAGATGGGGTATTTGTCCATTTCAACAAGCACTGCGTTCTTGTGTCGGTTCTCCCGCGTCCAAATGATGGTTGGGCCAGCCACCTCAATGGCGCAGGTGCATTCCTCTGTAAAGCCCCCCGCTTCAGCAAGGGTGTAGTACATGGAGAATGTAGCCAGGAGGAACTGAATATCACTAAGGCGCGATTCCCTTTCTTCCTCAGACAGGAATGGCCACCCGTCGTGCATCTTAGTGAGCCTCTGTGGGAGGTTACTAATAGCCGTGGCAAGTCTTTTCAGCTCAGGACGAGGATCAGCGCTCACCGCAGCCGTTCTCTGAACATTGCTTGGTTCAACTGGAAGGAAACCCAGTGATTTGGGACAATCTGAGGGTTTCGCCTCTTGGTGTTCCAATACCCCAAACCAGCAAACATCCCAGTAAAGTCGACAACAGCTCCAGAACGGCACATCCCGTGCCTACAGTGGGCAATGAGAAGAACTCTTTCTGGAACTGCATGCCACTTCTTGATGAACTGGTAAATCTTCTCGGCATGAGCCTCTGTCATGTACTCGGTCCCAGGCGGAACAACGAAGTCAATGTTCATTGGCTCAATGTCGGCGAACTCAACAGCGCAAATGTCCTCGGCGTCCCTGAATGGCTTCTCCATTTCGGAATCGCAGATTGACACCAAAACAACCTTGTCGTGTGGTTGAATCTTGTTGTCCCCGCTAACAGCCTCCGGGATAAACGGAACGGGCTGTCCAACCAAAAGATACTTCGCTTGCTGAATCCCAATTGCTCGGGCGTCGACGATCATTTCTTGCTCACTTCCTGTAGAACCTGACGATTGCATCAGAGTTCAGAACCTCAAACACGATGTAAGATCCGTCTTGTTCCGGCAGTGTCTTGCAAGTAATGACTTGATCATTCACCTCGACGATTTCCACGTCGTAGTAGCAGCAATCGTCATTTGGCTTACCATCAACCAAGTGGGCTGGGTCCACAACCATGAACATGTGCTTTGGTGGATTGAACTTCTCACCATTCTCCTCGAAGAGAGGGCACATGTAAGGGCTTCGAACAGCCTGGACTCTCCAGTGCTCCCCGACCTTCACCGTATGAAAGTTTCCGCCTTCAATTGCTGACATCATACCGCAACATCTCCCTTGATTGCCGGGTGAGACTCGTATCCGTCCAGGCGAATGTCTTCAAGCTTGAAGGCGTCGATGTTCTTGACTTCCGGGTTCAACCACAGGGTTGGAAGCTTCAATGGAGAACGAGAAAGCTGGAGCTTCACCTGATCCATGTGGTTCTCGTAGATGTGCAGGTCTCCAAAGGTGTGGACAAACTCCCCAACCTCCAAGCCCGTCACCTGGGCGATCATATGGGTCAGGAGAGCGTAGGAAGCGATGTTGAATGGAACTCCCAGGAAGGCATCAGCGCTCCTCTGGTAAAGCTGGCAGTTCAACCTCGTTCCCCCATGAGACACCCGGAACTGGAACAGGGTATGGCATGGGGGCAAGCTCACTTGATCGCAGGTTGCAGGGTTCCAACCTGTGACAATCAACCTGCGGCAAGACGGATTCGTCTTGATGCGCTCGATCACACGAGCAATTTGGTCGATATGTTGGAGTTCGAAGCCATTGTGGACGCTACCATCCGAGAGGATGTATTCTTCCGTTACTGGCTTCTTGAGGTCCGCAGCTTCCCACTTCCTCCACAAAGGACCATAGATAGGACCCAGGTCGCCTTCTTCACGTCCAAACTTGCTGGTATGTTCCTTCGTCGCCCAATCATCCCAAATGCGGATTTCCCCATGCTTGTGAAGGTCCTGAACCATAGAGCTCCCTGAGAGGAACCAAAGTAGCTCAGCAGCAATCAAGCGGAAGGAAACCTTCTTCGTGGTAACCATGGGGAAACCATCGCGGAGGTTGTAGCGATTCTGATAGCCAAAGACGCTGTAGTAGCCTTCCTTGGTCCTGCCATTCCCGATGTACTCGCCATTCTCAAGGATATGGCGAAGCATTTCCTGATATTGCTTCACGACTTCACCGCAACTTTCGAGAACTGAGGGAAGATCATCAACTCCTTGGCGGTGATCTTCGCATTCATTCGATCAATGACCTGCTGAATTGTCATGTTGTCAGCAACAGACATGATTTCGAGAACTCTCTTCAGATCCGAGGCCGAAATCCAAACAATCTGCTTGGGTGCTGCGGGCTCTGTGGTCGTAGCGGCTGGTTCACTGTTCTTGCGTCGTGTACGCTTTGGTGCTTTCTCTGTCATGGAGATAGCATAGTGCGCTGACCGAGAAGAAGTTACCGGGGAAGCTACTTTCTGTCCCGACTCACCACCAATAGCTCGACTCATGAACCAGAAAAAGATCGCCTGACTCATCTCTCAACAACACGCTTGGCAAAAGCATTTCCAAGCAGTCCCGGAGCATGTCTTCTGAACTGCAAGACATTTTGAGAATTGGCTCAAGGTCCTTCCGGGACACATTTTTGAGGCGTTGACATTCAGCCAACGAAGCACGTTCAATGACTTTTGAGGCAACATGGCCTTCCCCCAACAAGAAAAGGCATCTAAACGTAAGAACCTTGGTTTGGTTGTTGAAGATCGTCGATGTGGTCCCATTTGGTGATTCTTCTTGGTGCATGAAATCCTACTTTCTGTCCTTCAGGGAAGGTCGAGTGATCGAGATTCCCATTCCGGGAGGATCATGGAGGGCATAGGGCTTCTTGTCGAGGTTCTTGTTGACCTTCTTGACAATCTTGCTCTGCTTCTCCCGACCTGATTCATCTTCATTCTTTCCAGAGGAGAACCCAACGTAGGTGTCACCGTAAGGGCTCTTCCTGGAAGCTCCTCCAACGTGTTTCTGTCCCATCTGGTCCAGGACGTTTTCTTGGATAGGCCACTCAATCTCCCAAAGCTCGGAAGGCATTGGGTTGTATTCCATCTTTGGGCCCTTCCCCTCGTTCTTTGGGTTGCTCCACATTTTCTTGTGGGTAGGTTCAGGATCGCCTCCAAGGGGCCCTGTGTAGCCTTGAACGGCTCCTGTGCCCATTGCATTGAACTCGTCCAGGAACTCCTCCATGATGGCGTCCACATCGTTTGCAGGCTTGGCCCCAACGAACTTGGATACATCGTAGACACCCTTCTCCACGGGAAGAGGAGCGGTCTTTCCTGTGTACTTCCAAATGTACCAAGTTGTAGCTTGGACAGCCTGGACAGGAACTCCGAGCTGTTGAGCAGCTTCTTGGTAGTCCTGGATCATCTGAGCTCTTTCCTTGGTGCTTGGGTTTTTGAGCCCTTTGAGGTTTTCCTTGGCACCACGCCAAATGTTGATGGCGTGTCCATCAAGGACCATATCCTTCTCGACAGAAGAAGGGTCCATCAGGGACTTAAAGAAAACGGTAACCTTTGGTCCGGTTACGAGCTTGGTATCCCCCTTCTTGAGGATCTCCTTGGCTCTGAGCACCTGACGAGGATAGGCATTGATCTTCTCCTCTCCTCTCAAGAGCTTCTCGGCAGCGGAGAGGTTGCTATTCCACTTGTTGCCTGGAGATAGAACGGCAACAATTGCGGCTGCAACAGGAAACGGGAGTTTGAAGGCAAGAGCAAGGTCCTCAACATCCGATTTGGCGTTGTGATACCATTTGCCCCAATACTCCTTTTCCTCGGGAGTTGCTTGGTTGTAGACGGTCACAATGTTGTGAACGCCGCCCCCAGGTTTCAAACCAAGCTGGTCGACAGCCAACCCACTTCTCTTTGGCTCCTTGATCTTGGAGAGCTCGTCGAGTTCTTGCTGGGCTGTGTTCTCAAGAAATTCAAGAAGTGAGGACTCTTTCATGTCCCTAAATAGTTCTCAAGATAGGGCATTTACCTCCGACGAATAGACTCCACGATCACCGGTTCCGCAACTTTCACCAATCCGCTCTCAAAGAGCTCGTTGAGCTGGGGAATGGTTGCCTTGACTGTGTACCCGTCCATCCAATCAAAGTACGCAGTGACCTCAATTCCCTTTTCGTTGAAAAGGTTTCGGGAAGTCCCCTTTTTGAGGATCACAAACCCACCAACCACCTTTGGGGGCTTTGCGTCATCAAATTCCGTTCGCTTTTGCAATAGTCCGTAGTAGTAATAGCCCACTTTGCTCTTTCCTCGCCCCCACTGTAAGTTCAGTCCTTTGGAACGTCAAGGGTAAGAGTACGAATGTCCCGTTTGCCCTGGAGGACTTGGAGCATGTCCTCTTCGATTGTCCCAGCAGCGTAGTAGTACAGGGCTTGCACTGGCTTGGATTGTCCGAGGCGGTGAACACGTCCTGTCCTCTGGTCTAGCCGAGCTGGGTTCCATGGGAGCTCTGTGTGAATGACCACGTCGGCGGCCATCTGCAAGCCATCCAAGCCAACACCACCAGCATCCGAAGCGAGGAACACCGAAACCCTTGGGTCGACAGTGAATGCCTCGACACTCTTCGCCCTTTGCTTTTCCGATTCCCTTCCGGTGAAGAAAACGTGCTTGATCCCATCGTTGGTTAGCTCCCTGGAAAGCAGGTCCAGGTACTCTGTCCACTGAGAGAAGAGCACAATCTTGTGCCCTTTAGCAATCAGGTCTTTCACGTCTTTCAAGACGTTCGCTGTCTTCGAGGAAAGTGGGCTGGCAGCTTTGGTGATCAGGTCCACAGCATTGCAAGCTTGTCGTGCCTTGAGGAGGTAAGCCTGGAGCATCATCTTCTCTGCAAAAGAGAGACCGGAAGCAAGAGCCTTTGCCAGCAACCGCTTTGCCATTTGGTGGAAGTCGTCATGGACTTTCCGTTGCTGTGGGGTCATGCCCACCGACTTGTGGATGTGGGTAATCGGAGGAAGGGTCAGTTTGTCGTACCCAAAGACCCTTCCCTTGATCTTTTGGTGCAATTGCTCGATGTTCTTGATTCCGGCAAACACCAGGACCTTCCTGTTGACGGAGATGACGTTCTGAAACTGATCGCAGAACTTCCACTTTGGCCCAAGTGAACCTGGAGCGATCACGTCCATGATCGAATAGAGGTCATCGAGACGGTTCTCGATGACTGTGCCAGAAAGGCCGAAGAAATACTCGCTTTTCAGCGTTTTGGCGGCTTTCCAAGCCTTGGACTCGTCGTTCCGAATGAACTGGATTTCGTCCATGATCACCAAGTCGTACTTCTGCTCAGTGAAACGCTCGTGACGTTTCGCAAAGGTCTGATAGGTGACGATTTCCACGCTCTTCGTCCCCAACTTCTCCAGGTGCTTTGGGGTGTTGACGAGCAAGGAATCCATACCAAGAGCTCGCTTCACCTCCTTTGCCCACTGGATCTTCAATGACTTTGGACAGATCACCAAAAGGCGGGCATTTGGGTTGAGGTTTGCCCGGAGCCAGCCATAGCAGGCAATCGAGGTCAGGGTTTTCCCCGAGCCCATGGTCATGGAGCAAACAGCCTTCTTTGCCTTGAGCATGGAGGCAAAGATTTCCTCTTGGTAGTCGTAGAGATTCAGTGGAGCCGCAAGGATGCCAGCGCTCGATGGGACAGAAGCCAGAAGCTCGCTGTCCGTGACCATGGAGTCTAGGTTGAATCTCTCCCGAAATGTGGGAATGGCAACGCTCTCGATGACCGGTGCAGTCTTGAGGGCTTGCTTGGTCCCTGTGGTGTAGGTGCAAATGCCATCACTCTCCCCACTATACCCCTTGAGCTTGAAGGCTGTGGTTCGATACAGAGGGCTGAGCTTTCTCTGTTGGATTGCTCGCTCGAACTTCTGGAATACTCGAAATTGAGCAACCCACGGGAAAGCTTGAGCATGCTTCAAGATTCCAATGTGCTCGCAGTGATCCGTTTGCGTTTCCACAAACTCCTTGCAAGAGCACTGCCACACGTCGGCCAAGTTCTGGACGTAGAACGCCTTTCGGTGTCCATCAACAACCTTGTACTCCACCAATTTGATGGCTTCTGGGCGTTCGGGGAGAAGGGTGAAATCGTATTGCTTCCTGAGTGCTGTTAGCGTCTGGTGGTATCTCTGGAACGAAAGAGCGTCGGTTGGAATTGCGGGCAGGAACTTGATCTCTTCGTCATCAGGTCTAAATGAGACAGTGGTCATCCGTCACCTTCGGTAGAAGGTAACTAATCACCACGCTCAAATCCACCAAGAAGACAAATTTTCAACCCCACTCAGAGCACATGCAAATACCCTTTTCATCCATGTACTTTGACATCAAACCGTCAGGGTGCCCGCATTCGTCTACTACTGGAGTAGTGGTTGGGTCGATTTCTTTGATTGAAGCGAAAGTGTTTTCACTTTCGCGAATATCCTCATTCGCAAAGTCAATTGCCTCTTTTTCATCAGAGGCAACAACCCAGTAAGTAACTCCAGCATCATCCATGATTTCGTATACCTTATTTGTCATGTGACAACTATAGCAGTAAAAAGCCGCTTAATCCACTAGGAAATGCGAAATTTTGGATCGAACAGTTTCAATGTTGTCACTCTCCCAAATTACCAATACTTGGTAACCCTTTGAACGAAGGTAATCAAGTTTTCGTTGGTCCCTGTCCCATTTTTCTTGAGCCGTGTAACTCTCTCCCGGAATTCGAATCACATCATCAGCATTATACTTGGCCGGGTTGGCATGGATGTAATCGCCATTGATCTCGATGATAATTCGCTTCTCTGGATGGAGTTCATCAGCAATGTACGGACCGATTCGCTGTTCACTACCGAAGCCGAATTGTTCTAAATCGAGTTGGTTACGAATGCGCTTGTGTAGCTTCGACAGATGGCCAAAACCAGACCCAAAGAACATTCGAACATGCTCTGGATTGTTCATTTGTTCTGTTGCCAATTCACGTCTTCTCTGGCGTTCCTCTGGCTTGTTTACAGCTTCCTTGATGGCGGCACTCATCCGAGCCTTTACAGCCGGATCAGCCCACATTTTCTTCGAGTTCACAGAGTGCTTTGCCTTTGTTGCCTCAGAGACCGCTACTGTCCTGCCCATGTTCGATTCAGAGATGGCTTGTTGAACTTCTGGCAATTTGGAAACGTTATCAACACCGTACTTCGCCTGCACCACCTCTCGGATGCGTTCCTGTGTCGACGACTTTGAGAACCCATTCTGTTTGCCTTGGCAAGTGAAGGAGCAAAACTTGTTAGGTTGTCCTCTGTGAAAAGTAACAGGTGAGCCACAGGTCAAACATGTTGGATTGCCGTGTTTCGCAACGTAAAGCTCAGCGCGCTTCTCAAACAAGTCATGTCCAAAAGCATAGCGCTTGAACTTGCCACGATAAAACACAGGTTGTTCTTCGCAAAGACCACAGGCACACCTGGGTGGTATACCCCCGAAGTTGACTTGGATCGTGTAGTCTTCAAGAGAAAGAGAATGGACAGACCTAACGTGTTGCGTTAGCTGCCCACCCAGGTTGTTAGTGAATGTTTCGTGGCAAATCCAACACTCTATGCTCATACACCTGAGTGTAGCATGGGTTGCTCAAAGCGTAAACAATGTGGTCACGAACATTTCGATCCACCACAGTCGAGGCAGGTCACGCAGCCTTGCTGGTAGCTGAGGTTGGTGGACCCACAATCCGGGCACTTCTTTTGGCTGGCCTTGGTTCCATCCTTGATGTAGTTCTTCAACACCCTGGACATAACCTTGGAGAAGGAGAACAGGTCGGACTCTTTCTCAGCACCCTTGAGGAGTTGCTCCACGACGTACTGCACAGGAGCTCCGTGGCGGAGAGCCAAGGAGATTGTCCTTGTGAAGGCGGCGTGGGTTGCGTTCTCAAAGATGTTGCCAATGTCCTTGATGATGGTCTCGTTCTCAGGGCTCTCGAAGTCGTAGTGGAAGTCGTACTCCGCTGGGTTAACCTCTCCATTGCGCTTGGCAATCTTTCCCTCGCGGACACGCTTTGGAAGCGTGATGTGCTTGGAAAGTCCGCCCATTACCTCGTAAGGACGACCGGAAAGCTTTCCAATGAAGATCGTCCACTTCTCACCTTGGATGGTTGGGTGATAAACGTCGCACTCCAGCTCGGCAGGACGCTTCGGAGCATGGTGTTCAACGAACATCTCCTCTTCGACATCCGAACCACCTTCTGCGGAGAGAATCACACCGTCACGGCAGCCATCACGGTAGATCGTGATTCCCTTGCAACCAGCTTCCCAACCCTTCATGTAGACCGCCTTCACGGTCTCCACAGAGGCGTCACGAGGAAGGTTGGTGGTATTGGAGATGGAGTGGTCAATCCACTTCTGAGCTGCACCCTGCATCTCCACCTTGGCAACCCAATCCACATCAGCAATTGTCGACTTCCAGTACGGGGATTGCTCCACGTCCTCATCGCCCTTTTGGTTGATTTCCTTCCAGGCAGCAAAGCCTTGGTTGTAGACCTTGTACTCTGTCCACTTGTCGCCCTGGGCATCCACGAAGTCAACCCTTGCGTTGGTGTCACTTGGGTTGATCTTCTTCCTGCGAAGGTAGAATGCAGCGAAAACGGCATTCTCAATTCCAGAGGTGGTTCCAAAGCCCATCACAGCCTTTGCCAGGATGGAAGTGGAACCGGCTGGAGCGGTGGTGTTGTTTGCGATGTTCCTGCGTCCGTACTTCAGGTATGCCTCGTAGAAGTCAGGACGGGCGTCCCAAATCCTTTGAAGGAATGGGTCATTCTTCTCCAGGTCGTGGCTGAATGCTGGGAATGCCCCACGCTCCTTGGCGAGTTCGATGCTGGAAGCGTAGCTGTTCAGAGCAAGTTGCTTGTAGAGCTCCTCGACGACACGAATGCTTTCCTCGGAACCATAGCGCATGCCAAGGGCAGCAACAAAGTCGCCAACTGCGGTAACTCCGAGACCGGTACGACGACCTCTCTCGCAAGCTTGACGGATGTTGGTCCAAAGCCTCTTCTCTGCGGCCTTGATGTGCTCTGGTTCAGGGTCGTTGGCAATCTTTGCGAGAATGCGATCAATCGACTCCAGCTCCATGTCGATGATATCGTCCATGAGACGCTGAGAATGGCGGACAACCTCTCCAAAGTGAATCCAATTCACCGCTGCGTTCTTGGTGTATGGTTGATTCACAAAGGAGAGGGTGTTGATCAAGAGCAGACGGCAGGAGTCATATGGAGAAAGGGTGATTTCTCCGCATGGATTGGTAGAGGAAGTTCTGTACTCGGGGTAGTTGTTTGCTGGGCAGTATTTCATGATCGGGTCCCAAAAGAGAAGACCCGGCTCTGCGCTTGCATGAGCTGCTGTCACGATCTCGGTCCAAAGGGCACGAGCATCCACCATCTTGCGAATCTTTGGCGTTGGCGAATCAACAGGAAAACGAAGTTCCACGTCCTTGCCGTCCCTGACAGCTTCCATGAATTCGTCGGAAAGGCGAATGGAGATGTTTGCTCCCGTGACCCTGGACTTGTCCTTCTTGATATCAATGAAGGTTTGGATCTCCGGGTGGTGAACCGAAATGGTGAGCATCAAGGCTCCTCTGCGCCCGTTCTGAGCCGTCCTGCGGCAGGCATCAGAGAAGTCGTCCATGAACACAGCAATGCCATCTGTGGTGCCTGCGGCGTTGCTGGTTTGCATTCCCTTTGGTCGAATAGGGGAGATATCAAAGCCGACACCACCACGGCGCTTCATGATCTCCTTCTCTTCACCCATGGTGTAGGTGATACCCGACATGGAGTCATGTGGGGGCGGAATCACGAAGCAATTCGACAAGCTCATGAGCTGGTACTTGTTACCGATACCAGCCATTGGGGAACCCTGGGGGATGACGTACTGGAACTTGTCCAAGTAGGAGAAAATCTTCTCCTCTGAGAGTGGGTTCTTGTACTTGCTCTCGATCCTTGCGAATTCCTTGGCAAGACGGCGGTGCATTTGCTCTGGAGTTGCCTCCACGAGCTCACCATTCTCGTTTTTCAAGGCGTACTTCGACACAAACACGTTGGCGGCGAGGGTGTTGCCTTCGAAATACTCTGTTGACTGCTGAATTGCTTCCTGAAACGAAACCATAAGCTATCTCCTGTTCACTCTTCCGTACGGGAGGATGTCAATTGCATTCCCGATTCATTTGCTCTGTTCAAAACGTTCCTGAAGGACCGTTGAACGAAGTTTCTTTCTTCCTTGGCTTCCCGCTCTTGTTCTGCTGTCAAGCCTCGAACCTCATCCTCGGAAAGGAGAGAGAACCTTGAACGAGCGGTGTCGATCTTGATTGGGAAGCTGAGTCCGTCGATACCATTTCTGTTCTTGGCGATAAACAGGGTGCCGATACCAGTTGCTTTTTTGCTCTCAGGGCGTCCAAGACCGACCACGAAGTCACAAATGTGAGCCTGGGCGTACGCCTCTGCCATGTTGGCAAGAGAGATGATGTCAGCCTCAGCACCTTCCTTGTTGGACTGAGAGGCTGTCCAAATTGGCAGGTCCAGTTCCGAGGCGAAAGCACGGAGCTCCTCGAAAATCTTCTTGAGCTCCATCCTTGGAAGGTCGTACTTTTCTGTAGACCGCATGATCTGAGCGTAGTCGATCACCAACATGTCAGGGCGGAAGCCCTCAAGCGCAAGCTTGTCGATGAACGACCGAAGGGTTTGAACCGTAGCAGTTCCCGTTGGGAAATACTTGATCCTCAGCTTTCCAAGGATTCCGGCGTTGTCCGCGTAGTATTTCTTGATCTCATCCATTCTCTCCGCACAATCCAAGGAATCAATTCCAAGGAGGTGAGAGTCGTAACGAACTCCAACCGCACGCTCAGCAAGCTCAAAGGTGAAGTGAAGAACGTTCTTTCCCTGGGTCAATGCCTGCGCACCAACGTGGGTAAGCCAGTGGCTCTTTCCCACGCCAGTTGGCGCAATCACCACATTCAACTCTCCAGAGCCAGTTCCTCCATTGAGAATCTTCTTGGCGTCCAACGAAGGGCCGTCAATCATATCCCAATTTGAGGAACGGACACAAATGTTCGTCCTGATCGTGTTGCGGAAGGTAACAGAGTACCTCGCATCAATGTCGTCTTCCAGAGACAGAGCTGGAGCGGTTGCTTGTCCCGAGGAAATAGCCTTCTTGATGATCTCCAGGGAGAGCTCGTACTTGTCTTCCGACTTTGCAAGCTCAGCACACTGAAGAAGGGCACTTGCAAAGGAACGGTGGCGACAGAACGCCATTGCCGTTTCCTTGACGTACTGCAAGTCACCGTAATCCTTCTTGATCTTGGTGTTCTTGATAACGCCAATCACCTGCTCAGCCAAGGCGGGGTCGTTCACAACCTTGAGTTCGTCCCTCATCACTGTGATGAACAGGTCCAGGGACGGAAACTCCTTGTACGCCCTGTAGTACGAGAGGTATTTGCTTGCCATCGTACGGAGGTAGGCATACTCGAAATACTCGACATCAAGGATCTCTGCCGCTTGGGCCGCCCAAACCCGATCCGTCAAGAGAGCCTGGACGATCTTCTCTTGAAAAGCACGGTCGAACTTGGCAAATGAGTTCCTGTTGTCTTCACTTGTGGTGGACATTCAATTCTCCTTGGTCATTCCAACCCTCTTGAAAGGTAGGGGTTGGAAGAGCTAGCTTACATCAGCAAGATTTGGGATTTACCGCTCTGTTCACTTGGTTGCGTTTTTTAACATCGGCGAGAAGCGGCACTCACTGCCATCGGTAAGAGGTAAGTACCTCTCGGGCTGGTGAACTTCCTTTATCCGATATTCGAATTTTGAACCGAGTGGATCAATGCCACTTGCATATCATAAACAAGGGCATCGTAGTTGATACTGCTCACAATCTTGGAATTCAGCAGGGATTTGATGAATTCCATCTTGTTGCAGGCGGGCGAGAAGTTCTCTACGGCGAAGTCAATCTTCTTCATCTGCTCGTAGGACATAGTCGACTCTGTGAGGAACATCAGTTGCCAGTTCCTCCAAATCATATCCCCACAGGAAGCCACGGAACCGTAAGCCTTGAGGGCCTTCTTTTCCATTGACTTGGCCTTGGCGACCTCAACAAGCTCCTGGACGCTTCGGTCTTTCTCGCTATCCAGGAGTTCAGGGAAGAGTTTCAAAGCCGTCTTGAAGCCAAGTCCTGGGACCCCAGGGATGTTGTCTGAGTCATCTCCTGTGAGAGTCCTTACCAAGGCATAGTTCCGAGCCGGGATATTCACAAATTCATCCTTCCCAACCTTCACCTTCACGATGGGGCCACCGTGGAGTGATTTGTCGGCTGGGTTGTAGAGTTGAACATTTGGATCGTCCAGGAGTTGGTAGAAATCCCTGTCGGAGGACACAATGACTTTCATTGCATCGACCGATTTCAGCTTGTTTTGGATCAGGTAGGCGATCACATCGTCGCATTCGGTATCTGCAACGTAAAGTTGACACACAGGGAGATGCTTGAGAGCAGCCACAAGGTTCTTGGTTTGCGTCAACTTGTTCTCCTTGTCGTCCTTGATCCACTTCTTCGAAGGGACCCCATTGGGAGGAAGACCAATGGCCTTGAACTCCGAGCTCACCTTCATTCGGTTGGCTTTGTACTCAGGGAAAATCTTCCTTCTCCTGGGACAGCCCCCGCCTTGCTCCCAAACGACGTATAGGCGCACTGGGTTGAACTGTTGGGTGAGAGAGTGCAGAGCCTTGATGAACCCAACAACTCCCCCGCACGGGTCCCCTACGGTCGTTACAGCATCATTCGCCATGAAGTGCCTCACGAAGATGTTCATAGAATCGACTATTAAGATTGGCCTTTCGTTCATTAATTTACCTTCTTTGCAAAAGTGTCTGTCTTGCGATGGCAGTCGTCGCATAGAGTTCGTCCATTGTCAAACTCCCACAACTCACAGCATTCCAAAGCATCCTCCAATGTTTTGACTGAATTCTCCTTGAGAATCAAGGCGAACTGTTTAATGTGGTCCGCATTAAGAGTTCCACCCCGGTGATTGCAGAACTTGCAGGTGTAGTTGTCTCGTTCAAACACCTTCTTCCTCCAGTCTTGCATTTTCACACAATCACGAATTTGCTTGTAAAGAGGAGATTTTCGTTGCTCGGGCGGCAACCATCGAGGGTGATTTGGTCCAATGTACTTGCCACCCCACATACCATTTTTCGCAACAGACATCCTGCGCTTGGTTTCTTCGGAGAAGACAACACCTTTTCGCTTTTCACTCATCAAAGCTGCATGTTCTGGGCGCACTTTACCAAAAAATGGATGATTTGCTCCACTTTTGGCTTTTGCTTGCTTTTCCTTTGTTCGAGCAGTATGCTTCGTTGATAAACGAGCTTCAATTCCTGCCTTTTGAATCATATTGCACACAGTTTGTGCAGAACAGCCAAAGTGATGTGCAATCTCCTTCATTGACCACTGCTCGTCGATATACAGCCGCCGCAGCTCTGGTTCTGGAATTATGATTCGCTTCTTCGCCATTGCACTAACTATGCTCTGACGAAGATGTTCATGCCGTCGATGATAAGGATTGGTCGTTCTTGCATGGAGTTACCTATGCAAGGACTCTCTCACATCTCGCGGTATTTTTTTACCGCCCGGTCGAACCAAATCCACCCTCCCCACGAGAGGTGTCTTCGACTTCTTCGACTTCAGTCAAGTTAACAGTCCCGATGGAGCTGTGTGTTGCAATCACCTGAATCACAACCTGAGCGATCCGGTCTCCAGCCTTGAAGGCAATCGGGCATGGATCAAGGTAGTAGCCACCCCAAGAGTCCCTTTCCAATTTTGGAAAGTTGCCGTTGTGGAGCAAAACTCCAATCTCTCCTCGGTACGTGGGGTCCACAATGCCACCGATTGGGAAAATTCCCTTCTTGGCAAGACCGCTTCGACCGAGGATTTGAAGGAAAACATCCTGGAGTTGGGTGTTTGAGACCGAGGCAAGTTTCAAGCCAGTTTTCACCAAAAGGGTTTCCCCGGCCTTCAACTCAAAATCCTCGACGCAATAGAGGTCAAAACCCGCATCCCCAGGGTTAGCTTGGGTTGGGAGCTGAGCGTTTGGGTGGACCTTCTTGAAGCTGATGTTAATGCTCATTCGTCGTCTTCCTGCTTTCGCATTTCCTCATAGGAATTGGCGTCAACACCCTTGAACGATGGATGCTGGACATCCTCTCCAGCAACAAGGGCAGTGGCGCAGAGAGCGTCAACATACTCCTTGTACTCGGGGACATTCAACACCGAAGAACGGAAATCGTCCTTGTAGAACTTCACCTCATGGATGATCTCTCCGTCCGAGGCATTCACAACAGAGAAGGTCTTCCAGGCTTGAGCGCCTTCAATCTTCAGACGCTTCCCATTGTAGATCACGGGGCCGTTAGCCTCGCAGAACTGCCTGAGAGAGTCAAAGAGTGGCCCATCGTCAACAACTCCCTTTCCAAAGATAATCGAGAGCTCAGCGGCACGGAAAGGTGGGGCAACCTTGTTCTTGATGACCTTCACCTCGACGTTGATGCCGTAAATCTTGTCCTTTTCTCCCTTGATAGGCTGACCCGTCATCACACGAAGTCGAACAGAGCAAGCGTAGGGGATTGCGGAGCCACCGGGGGTGGTTGTTGGATCGCCGTACATCACACCAATCTTCATGCGCTGCTGGTTGATGATCAAGAGAACCACCTTCTCGCTGGCGATGATGTTGCTGATCTTCCGCATGCCCTTGGAGAGCACACGGGCCTGGAGACCGATGGAGTTGTCGGTGTACTCTCCCTGAAGCTCAGCCTTTGGGGAGGTGGCAGCAACAGAGTCCCAAATGATCAACATTGGAACGTTCTTGTTGAGGGCACGAGACTTGAGAATGGCCATTTCAATGAACTTGAAGACCTCCTCCGTGCAGTTGTTCTGAATGAACACGAAGTTCTTCTTCACGTCCAATCCAAGCGACCGGAGGTTCTCAGGAGAGGTTGCATTCTCCGTGTCGATGTAAACCACAATGCCACCCATCTCTTGGCAGCTCTTTGCAGCCTGGAATGCAAGGTGGCTCTTTCCACAAGAAGGAGGACCTTGAATCTCAATGATCCTTCCTTCTGGAAAGCCACCACCAGGGCGGTTCGAGATGGCATAGTCCAGGAGGACAGAGCCAGTGCTCACCCAACGCTTGATGTTCGTTGGTGCGGAAACATCACCGAGATTCCAAGCAACTTGCTCCTTTGCCTCTCGGTTGATCTGCTTGATCAATTCCGACGAGTAATCGTCGGCGTTGTCCATTGTGGTGGTAGCTGCTGTTACTGGAGCCGCTTCTTTCACTGTCTTTGCTTTTGCCATTGCTTTGCTTCCTTGATTCTGTGAGCTAATTTCTGGTCGGAACGAATACTTGAATTGTCTATTCGTCCACTTGTTCGCAAAAAACCAGGGTGACCGAGGACGGCGTGGCCTTCCACTTCCAACGAGCCGTGATCATTCCCTTGATCAAGGTTGCCTTCTTCACCATATCGGCAAAGCTGCTCCCATCCATCAAGTAGAAGCCATTTGTTGTAAGGTCCTTCAGATAGAACCTCTCGGCGTTGTAGCTGAGCACACCCATGCTGGCCTGAAAGGAATGCTCCGAGAGAACGTGCTCCCGGACAACCTTCTTTTCAAAGCCCGATGGAATGGAGGCGTAGAAAATGCCGTCGACTGTCTCGAAAATCTTGCTTGGTTTGCTTGACATTTCTTTCCCCTAGAATGCCAAAAACCCCCACCAGTTTTCACCGATGAGGGTTTTTTTCTGCCTTTTTTCTGTATCAGAGGCCGTTGAACTGATCCTCAACCGACTTCAGGGCTTCGTCGTCAGAGCCAACTTCTGCGTCGGCAGTTCCAGCGATGCTTCCTGCGTCAATGTCGAGGTACTTGCGGAGCATCTGAGCAAGCTCGTCGTAGCCCTTGACTTGCTTCTTGAAGATTTCAGCAAAGTTCGGCACGCTGGCAACCAGCTTGTCAATCTCCTCTTGCGTTGCAGCAAGCTTCGAGGTCTTGCCACCAGGACGAACGTCAACGTCGTTCACAGGGTACGACTTGCCGGTTGTCTCATTCGTAAACGTCTTTCCGCTTGGGGAAACCGTCAACTTGAAGTCACGACCAACCATCGGGTCGTTGAGCTGCTCCTCGGCGTACTCCTCGTCAAGGAAGTTCGCATAGAACTTCTTGCAGAGATTACGGCTCACCTCGTAAACCTGCACACCCTTCTCCTTCTCCTCACGAACGAGGATTGGAGCGTAGAAGCGAGGCTGAGGAAGGAGACCACGGATCGTGTTCCAGGCGTTCTTGTTTCCGCGATCCTTGTTGAGCTCGACAACAAGCTCTGCAACTGGATCGGGAAGACCGAACTGAGCAGGGGCAACAAGACGGAAAGGGCTCAACTTCTTGTTGTCGTAGTAGTTCAACTCGAAGAACGGCTGTCCGTCAAAGCTCGTTGGCATGCAACGGATGTTGAAAGTACGTGCCTTTCCATCCTCGGTCAAGGTTGGCTTCCAAAACGGAAGCGAGGGACCCGCCTTCTTCTTCTTTTCACCGGAGAGCTCAGCGAACTTTTCTGCGAGTGCCTTGATGTTGATTGTCATTTTGGGTTTTTCCTTTGGGTTTTACTTGGGTTGTGATTGGGTTGAAACTTGGGTTTTACTATTGGGACAGCCGTTTTGCTGTCTTTCTAAGTATGGCCCAGGAGGGGTGAACTGTTAACCGCCGTGTACGATTTATCTCCAGTGAATTCGCACACTTATACGATTTTTCAAAGGGTGACCTTGCTCTTGTCACGACCTTGGTGGCAGGAGATTCCGATAGCTTGACGGAGCATGACAGCGAGGGTTGGCTCGTTGGTCATTGGCATGTCAGGGTCACGATTTGCTTGATCAAAGTTGTAGATCGCTGTGAACTCACCTTCGCTCAGCACAGCACCGGCTGCTTGAAGCTTGAAGAGGGAGAGCTGCGATACCTTCGTCGAACTGAATACCGGATTGACCTCGTAGAAGATACCACGAGAGGCATGCCAGTCGGAATTTTTTGGAAGGTAATACTCGACGCCATCCTTCCCAGCTTTCCCGACATCATGGAAAAGGGAGACGACCACCATTTCCTCAATCGAGAGTTTGGTCTCAAAGCTCTTGTTCAGGATGCTCATGTTCTTGAGCACCTTGAGGGAGTGCTCGACAAGTCCACCAGGGAAAGCTCCGTGGTACTCTCGCCTTGTGGATGCAGGAGCCAACACAAGCTCCGGGGTATCCCCAAGGACTCTGAGAAGAGCTTCCTTTTTCTGAGATGAGGACTTAACGTTGTCGGCAACGAACTTCTCAAGCTTCTGGAAGTTGCTTACCGCTTTGTCGAACTCGGGTGTTGTCATGTCCGACAAGATAGCTGGCAAGAAACTTCGATTTAACCGCTAGAAGCTAAAATCGTTCGGCCTTGAGAGGAAAGGTAAAGCCTGGGAAGAGGGGGATGCCCTGAGAGCCAACTTTGCAAAGCTCGGGAAGCCTACCCTCCGCTTCCTCGTGTACGTCGAGCACAATCGAGTCGATCACAAGGAACAAGGGAACGATCATTGTATCCCCTTCAATGGCTTCCAGGACCCTCTTGAAGCCGTAGAGAGCTACGTCCACAGCGGTGCTCTGGATGAAGTAGTTCAGGAGCATGTAGTCCTCAGCCTCTCTCGTATCCACATGGCGACCAAAGTGACTCTTGAGGAAGGTACGACCGGAAGCTTCATTCTCTTCTTTCAAGCGTTGGCGCATTTTTTGCAGCCCAAAAAAGTCATCGAGGAGCTCGATCAATCCATCGGCATCCCTAACTGAGTCCAGCTTGGAAACAACCGTCTCACGGCTTGCTCCGTAGAGCTGACTCAGGACAACTTCCTTCACTGTGTTCCTCGGGATTTCGGAAATGCCCAATTTCTTGGAAATATGAGCATACAGGTCTTCCACGACTGTAGGTGAAGGTGCGAGTGGAGGATTACCAAGAAGAGAAGAAGAAGGGGTAATAGTAATAGTAGTAGAAGGATCTCCCCCAAGAGCCAGGGCAACCCATGGTTCAAGGGAGCGGTAGTCCAAGGAGATGATCTTCCCCTTTCTTCCGAACCTTGAGGTAAGCAGGGAACGCTTATCCTTGGGGAGCGACAAAATCTTTGGACCGGAGACAACCTTGGTTCGACCGGTCTTTGTTTCTCTTGAATAGACCACGTCCTGAGCGAACCCAAGCTGGTCTGGTTCAAAGGATCGAATGATCTGAGTGGCATGCTTGTCCTCCCCGAACACCTTCCAAGCTACCGGATCAATCTTTGCTGGTTGCAGGTGATCAAATACCTCGGAGGTAGCCTTGACGTGTGTCAGGTAATACTCCAAGTCCAGGGAAGAGAAGTTGTCGATGAGGTAGTCCCCCAACTCTCTCAAAGCCCCCAGGAAGACCGACTGAGGCATTGTGAGAGCCCAAGGGACCCTAGACACCTCCTGACCAGCCAAAGCCGTTTGAAGGGCCTTCTTGTGCGAAGCAGGGGGGAACTCTGGAGAGGTCAACCCATGGAGGTGAGCGATCTCCTCGAACTGCTGTGTCCCGTAGACCAATGGCGTATCGGGAAGCTCCTTGACTTTCAGGATTTTCCGTGTATCAGATTGGCATACAAGGTGTTGAGAGAACCCAACGGCATCTTTGTGGATGTAAATGTCCATCCTGAGATGGTAACACAGGACTCAACTAGAATCCAGGGCTCATCTCAACCTTGTTGGTGCACCCGTTGGTTGACCTGTTGGGGTGTTGTTTGCGTTCGCTTGAATATCGTTCAAGATCGTTTGGGCGTTCTTGATTGTGTCGATCAAGGAACGGTACTTGCCCCAACCATCGTAAGGTGAGAACTTGGCATCGGTCGTAAAGACTCCTGCCTCGATTCTGTGGGAGATACCTGTGACGTAGTAGAAGTTGTCAATGGTTGTCCCAGTCTTGAAGTCAACAAAGAACTTCGTCCCGTACTCCAGGAGAGGACAGCCAAGGGAAGGGATGGAAAGATCGCAAGGGATCACCTGGAGAGGTAGTCCCCCAGGAGATTCACCATTTGGCTCCAGGGGATCTGAGTGAAAGGAACGAAGGAGGTTGACTGTGGAAAGCTGCGCGTTCTGTTGAGTCGAGAGAGCTGCGTTCTTTACTGCTGTACCCTGTGCCCCAACAAGGATGTAGGGCGAGGTCTTCATCATGAACTCCCGCAACTTTGCTGGCCCGCCGTTAATCCTGTAAATTGGCGGGTTGGAGTTGGGGATTTGGGTAATCAACCCAGCGTTCTGAGCAGCTTGGATAACGGAGTTGGCCTCCATTGCATGGGATTGAGAAACCCCAGGATTGCCTCCTTGTTGGGTTGGGACAGGACGGATGGACCTGAGCTCATCCTCTCGGTTGGCTTCCAGGAGAGCAGCCTGTGTATCGTAGGAGGTTGTGTGCTTATCGAAGATGTGCACACGGAGGATGGATACCCCAGAAGCGGTATCGGAGTTTGCGCCTTCTGGCAAAGCTCTTGCTGTCCTTGGGATGCACTCAATGAAGTAATCAAGCTGTGGGAGCTTGAAGCTTCCAT